ATGGACCTAGGCGTGCGCTGGACACTGCACGGCGACGGGCGGACTCCCGCCCCCGGAGCGGTCGTCCGCCCCGATGAACGCCTCTCCTGGCCCCGGACCTTCGGGCTCGGCGCCCAGCACGTGGTGGCGATGTTCGGAGCGTCTTTCGTTGCTCCGGCTATGCATCACTGACACGCCAAGCGCGTCGACCTGGTGTTTTACGCCACAAGAGGGACGGATGGGAAAAATTCCCCCGTACTTTGGAAGGTGTGAGCACCATGGTCCCTGCACCCGCGCCAATCCGGCTCCGGCCCTCGCCCGAGGCCGACGTCCCGGACACGTTCAAACGCAGGAAGCGCGGCGTCATCTACGTCCGCGTATCCATCGCCCGGCCCGACATGATCAGCCCCGAGCTTCAGGTGACTCACGGGATGAAGTTGGCGGAAGCCAACAATATTGACGTGATCCTCGAACCGATCATGGATCTCGGCGAATCTGGTCGAGCCTTCGAGGACCGCAAGATCGAAGAGATCAAGCAGCTGGCCCGCGACAAGGAGTTCGATGTCCTGATCCTCTGGATCTGGTCTCGTTTCGGCCGAAATCTGCGGGAATCTCTCCAACACCTCGACGACCTCATGGCCTACGGCATCGAGGTCCGAGCTGCCCGCGAAGACTTCGACGGCAAGACGACCATCGGCCGCTTCGCCATAGCCCAGATGCTCAACATCGCCGAACTGGAGTCCAACCAGAAGTCGGACCAGTGGAAGGACGCGATCGAGCGCCGCAAGACCAACGGCCTCCCGCACGGCTCCGCCGGTCGAGGAAAATTCGGCTACTACCGGTGCAACACCTGCCCGCCCCCTGAGCGCGGCAAGCCCATGGACAAGTGCCCCAAGTGCAAGGACGGCATCCTCAAGCTGGACGAGCGTCAACGCTCCTATCGTGACGTGTACCGCAGGCTCTACGAGGGATACGCACTCAAAGGCCAGTCCGTACGGAGCATGGTCCTGTGGCTGCGTGCGCAGAAGATCGTGAACTGGACCGGCAGAGAGATCGACGCAGGGGACCTCTACTCGATCCTTGACTCCGGATTCGCGCTCGGGTTCGTCCGGTACACCCTGCCCGAGGAAAAACACAAGGTCATCACCCGCGACGACGGCACCACGAGGACCGTGCGGAAGTCCGCGCACCGCGACATCACCGCATACCTGTACTACAAGGGCAAGCACGAAGCGATCTACGAGGACGAGACGGAGTGCGAGAAGGTCTGGGACGCGTATGTCGACCGCCGCCTCAGCGGCAAGGACAACGACGACAAGAACCACGACCACTCAGCGAAATACTCGGTATCGGGGTCCATGACGTGTTCGGGATGCGGCGAAAAGATGCACTCGATGCTGAGGGCCAAGAAGGTTCAACGCCCGTGGATCAATGGCGAACCTGACCCCTACGACGTGCTGTTCCGCTGCACCCGGCACATGAAGTTCAAGGACTGCCCTGGTAACGGCGTGTACGTGACGCTGAAGGTCGCCCAGGAGTCCGTCAAGAGCTGGATCGGGGCCCAGGCCGCGGCCGACCCGGAGGGGGCCCTAAGCGTCCCTGCCCGCGCCGCCCAGGCGCAGGCCGCCCTCACGGGCGACAACGGGTACGACGACGACCTGATCCGGCTCCGCGCCATCGACCACGACCTTGAGAAGATCCGCGCCAAGGAAGACACCCTCACAGACGCAGTACTCGAAGAGCTGATCAGCAACGACGCTGCTCGCCGAAAGAGGGCCAAGTACGACACGAAAAAGAGCGCCCTCCAACTGGAGAGCGCCCTAATCAAGAAGCGAATAGCTGACAAGCCTCGGATCATCGCCCGGCCCGACGCCTCCGCGTTCAGCTCGGTCATCGAGCTGTGGGACGTGGCGGACCAGGCCGACCGGCGACAGATGGTGCGCACGCTGGTACGGGAGATCCGTGTGAATCGGGGCCGCGACCCCGAGACGAAGTGCGACATCTGGCCTCTGTGGGAGGCCCCGCCCGAGAAGCCGGGCCTGCGGCCGGCCTCCTAGTCCTTCTGCTTCAGCTTGTCGGCGTACTTCACGGCAAGCTCGGCGACTGTCCGCCAGAAGGCATCCATGCAGTCTTCACGAGTGTGGACAGTGGTGTTGGACAAGTAAGGTCCTTGAAGTGCACGAAGGCCCCCTCTAAGGCCAGAGGGGGCCTTCTCGTTGAATCCTTCAGACTTTCCAGCGACCGATGTTGTGGCCCTCTCCGAGCCACACGACGTGAGAGAGGCCGTCCCCGCGGATTAGCTCCCGGCAGTCGCCGCAGGGCTCGAAAGTGACGTAGAGAGTGGACCCGACGAGATCTACAGGGCAGGCCCACATGAGGGCGTTGTGCTCTGCGTGGTACTCCACGCATCCCTCGTAGCTCGTACCTGATGGCACGTCGCTAAGGCACCGCGGGCACTCGCCCGCGAGGCAGCTCGGGCCTCCCGGATCACTGCCGTTGTACCCCGTAGAGGCGACACGCATCTCAGGGGTGACCAGGACGGCCCCGACCTTCTTACGGACACAGTCGCCCCGCTCTTTTGCGGCCTCCGCGATGCCGAGGAAGTAGCAGTCCCAGCAAGGACGGCCCTCCCCCAGCAGCTCGCAGTCGTGGAGTTCCTGACAACTCACTCAGGCCGCTCCCACGCCAGCTCCTCGACCCTCACGAAGCTGCCTACCTTGTAGATCTCAAGACGGCTCGCCTGTCGGCCCTTCCAACCGGACTGGATCTTCTTCGCGTGGCGAAGGTCGTCCGCGGTGCGGGACTCGGAGTAAGCGCCCCAGAGTCCGACGACTATGTACTGAGGCAGCTTCACTCGTCCTCGCCCTCCTCTTCCAGGTTGGAGTCAATGAGCAAAGCAGCGACCGTGTCAGCCAGCATCTCCGCTTTCCAGAAGTCGGAAGCCATCTCCTTTGCGAGGATGTAGGGGACACCGGACGCGAGGGCCACGGTGAGCACGTTCCCGGCGCAGACCGCGATGCCGGCCGCGTACTCTCCTCGATTCGCCAGATTGGTCAGTGCCATCTCACTTTCGAGCGCCGAGAGAATCTCATCTGCCTCGTTGTGCTTGTCAGTCATTCGAACCTCTCAGCGTTTTGGTCTTCAGCACAGGGAGGGCACAACCATGCTTCTGTGCCGTCCCAGTCGTAGAGCAGGGTGTTATCGGTGTTCTGGCAGGCTTCGCAGTCCTCGCCGCCTTCTATGTCCTCGTACAAGGGCTCATGCCACGACGTAGGCAATGGGGAGTGTGACGTAGTCGCCTGTCCTGTCGTCCCAGGAGCGGACGGAGTACTTTTCCACTCGCACGACAGCCTCATCGAACCCCTCGGAGTAAATGGGGGCGACTACCGGCATGTCTCCGAACTCCTTGAGCGTCCGCTCTGCGTCCGCTATCAACTCGCTCAGTTTCAAGGGCTCTCCTGACTGCTCAAGCCGTGCGAAGAGCACGAACTCTGATGCGCCCGTCCCACTCAGGATTTCGGTCGATCATCATTCGCGCGTAATGCGCACGGAAGTTGTTGTTTATCTTGAACTCGTCGCGACTCTGAGTCTTGACGGACCGGTCCCACCGGAGAACCTCACAGAGGAATCCGATTCCGACGACGCCCTTACCGGATTCGAACCACTCCCCCGCTAGCCGCTCTAGGTCGGCCACGATGTGAGGGTTTTCCGCGTGGAAGGAACGGAATCGACTTTCGATAGTCACACCTAGCCTCCTAGTGCTTGCTGTCTTCGAGCTCCATTACCGATCCCCAGGACCGGTCTCCGATCTCCCCGTCCGCGGGGATGAGGACTTCCCGGATGGTGAAGGCCATGATCCGAGCCGCTTCGCGAGTCAGCTCTTCTGCCTGATCCTTCGGGAAGGAAAAGATCAGCTCGTCGTGAATTGGGAGACGCATGAAGGGGGTGTATCCGGCCCTGTGGAGATTCAGGATCGCTCGGGCCGTGATGTCCCGAGACCCGCTCTGAATGTAATAATTGAGGGCCGAGTAGGCGCGGCTGCGGTCCACCGGAAGCCAGCGACCCGTAACGGTGTAGATGCCGCCCTGGCGCTTGGCTTGAGCCGAAAGCCTCTTAGCCAACTTGTCCACCCACGTATAAGTCTCGTTGAAAGACTTGATTACGTGCTTGGCCACTTCCTCTGATACTCCACCCTGCTCGGTCAAGGCTTTCCAACCTCCGCCGAACACGATCAAGAACCCGGCCATCTTGCCGACCTTGCGAGTGACGCCGGCCGCGTCCGCGGTGATCTGGTGCAGGTCTTTCCCGTTGAGGAATGCTTCGACCATGACCGGATCTTGCGACATCGCCGCGAGGAACCGAAGTTCCATGTTGGCGAAGTCGATAGCGACGGACACATGCCCCTCTTCTGCGAGGAACATATGACGGACGTAGCCAGTCCCCGAGGGGAATGTCTGGGCCGGCACAGCACCCGTGATGGACATGCGGGCCGTCCGTGCCTGCAATGAATTAATTGACGCCCGGACGCGACCTTGGGAGTCCCGACCGTTCAGGGCATTCTCGAACCAGGTAGCCCGCCACTTGGCGGCCTTGGTCGCCTTCTTGACGGCTTCCGCTAGCGGGTGGTCGATGGCGTCGAGCACTTCGGCGTCCATCGCCGGATTGCCCTTAGGAGTCTTCTTCGTCAGCTTGAACCCGAAGCCCGTGAAAGCGTCAATGAGCTGCTGGTTCGAGTTGACGTTCTCGACGCCCCACCTGCGGGCTTCCTCGACCCACTTCGCCTCTTCGGCCGCCAGCTCGGCCACGCGGGACGAGGCGTACTCCTCGTCCACGAGGTACCCGGTGCGTTCCATCAGGCCGGTGACGTGGTTCAGTCGGTGTTCCCAACTGAACAGGCCCTTGGCCTTGGTCCTAGCCCTCACCAGAGGCCAGGTCACATGAAAGAGCCTGTAGGCGAGAATCGGGTCCATTCCTGCGTAGAGCAGAAATTCCTCATCGAACAACTCGACTATGGGCCAGATCTCGGACTTCTTGCACTTGTACCTGCGGGCAATCGCGGTCATGGAGCCCTTGACCTCTGTTGCCACATCCCGATCGATGTAGTGGGCCGTCAGCTCTTCCAACTTCAAGCCAGGCCCGCCTTCCTTGACCTGGCGGGGGTCGACGAGGTGGGCCGTTATCTTCGTACAGATGACCTTGGGCGCGATGTCTTCAAGGGGAATACCCAAGCCGACCTCAGTCACGTGCTGGTCGAAGATGGCGTTGTGGGCGATGAGCCGTTCAGCTCGAACAATGGCGAAGACGGCGGCCTGGCGGAAAGGCTCACCCAGCTCGACGGGCAGCACCCATGATTCAAATCCGTTGCCGAACTGAGCGAGCCGCATACGGAATCCGCGGTCGGCATCCCACCAATTCAGCCCCGTTGTCTCTGTGTCGAAACCGAGGACGGGGTTACTGGCGAGCCAGGCCCGGAATGCAGGGAGATCAGCTTCGGTCTCAACTACGTTGATCCGCACTTCTTGTCGCTTGATCTTGTAGTGCAGGACCTTCACTTGATCTCCTTGTTAAGCGGGTACAGCCTCGAACGTGACGCTCTGGACGTCGTCCAGATACACGTCTGGGAATGCGAGGAACGGGTTTTCCCTCTCATCGAACTCGGCGGCATCCGCCACCGTCCGACAATCGGGGTAGTTGTCGAGATCCGGCGCGTACTCCATGACGACCGTGACGCGGACCTTTTCTGCCATTAGCGGAGCCCTTCGAGGTAGCGAGCGAAGAAGTAGACGAACAGGAAGCCGACCACGAATGCGATCGGGTACTGAAGGATTTCGAGCATCATGTCGCCTTGCAGACGTGGTCTCGGGATGCCTGGATGAGGTCCACAAGTCGGACTTCGTTACCCGCACAGCAGTCGCATCCGCCTGCCGCGAACGCTTCTCCGCAGAGCAGGCAACTGATCTCGACTCCGCCGTTTTCCCAACCGTAGACCTGAACGTTGTGGGGGTTAGTCACTCGCCTCGGGCAATCGCCGAAAGAAGAAGGATGATGTACATCGTGACCATGCCTTCAACGAAGTAGATGACAGCCATGAGGCTCCTATCGGTTCATGACGCAGCGGCCGGGGATTTCGTCGGCCCGTGCGAAGGAATAGAGGCCACAGGGGGCCGCGAACCAGGCCCACTGTCCGAGGACCAGGACGACGACGAGAACAGCAGTGGCGAGGATCTTCACGGGGCCACCCGCCCGTGACGCTCGAAGGCCTCATAGGTGGCCGGCATCAGCTCTGCGAAGTCCGCTTCCATCTTCTCGGCAACCATCTCGATCTCCCGCTGAGGGAATGAAGAGAAGGCCGAGTTCGGGCGAGTGGTCCGCAGGCTCAGGAAGTGCATGAGGCTGCGTGCATTGCACGTCGCATAGAAGCTGGTGTACGTGCCTACAGGGAGGACCGCGCGGGCGACCTCGCGAGCAATACCGGCTTCCAACATGTTCCGGTACTGAAGGTGCGCCTCGCGGTAAGCGACCTGGAAAGAGCCCATGAGGGCTCCGCGGTGCTGGAAGGTCCCCTGCTCGAAGGAGTAGGCGCCGGGCTTTCCGGTCTGAATGAGCTTCCGGTGCTTGTCGGGAACGTAGAAGCTGGGCTCCAGTTCCTTATAGCGCGCACTCTCCTCGTTGTAACTCCACCCAGCCCTGTGACGGAAGAACTCGCGGGCAACGAAGATGGGGGCTTCGATGTAGAAGGTCATCGAGTTGTGCTCGAACGGGGAGCCGTGCCGGTCGCGCATCAGGAAGTTGATCAGACCTTCGACGGGCCGGCCGTCTTCCTTGGCACCCTCTCCCAGCGTGGAGACGCGAGCTGCCTTGGCGACGTCCTGGTCCAGGCCGACGTGATAGGCCAGCTCGACAGTCATGTCAGACCGGAATTCCATGTTGCTCCCATGCAAAAGGGGAGCCAGGCCGTTACCCGGCTCCCCATCAACGTGCGGTGTTACTACTTGTTGGCCTTGAACGTGCCGGACTTCTTGTCCTGCCACAGCGGCTCGCACTTGTCGCCGTCCGGGCCGTCGCAGAAGAGGGCCGTCCAGGTCGGCTTCTTCACCAGGCTGCGGCCGTGAGGGCAGTCATCGCCGACCGTCTTAGGGGCTGCGTCGCCGCCGCCCTGGCGCTCGACCTTGCCGCCGCTGAAACGCTTCGGAGCACTGCCGCCGCCCGGATTGGCGCCGCTTCCCTTGTACTGGCCTCGGGTGTATTCCGCCGCCTTCGCCGTGAGGTCGATCAGACCCTCGGACTTCATCGCGGCCAGCAGCTCGGCGCCGCGCCGGGCGGTGTCCTCGGCGGAATGGCCGTAGACCGCGGGGGTGAGCCATTCAGCGTCAAAACCGTTTCCGGCCTTGAGTGTGAATCCGATTTTGAAGGGGGCAGGTCCGTCAGGGGCAGCAGTGGTCAAGGGCTTCGTCTCCTCGGTAGGGGGGATGTTGCTTTCGGCGTTCGGCTCTTCGTCCCAGGGGGACGTTTCGGCGAACGGATCGGGGTAACTCACTTGGTTTCTCCCTCTGCTTTCAGAATGCAATGAACGGCCCCCGAACTCAACTTTCAGGGCATGTGACAACGTTCACTCGTCAGATTGGGCAGGCTCCCGACGCACAAATCTCGTCGAAGCCGGTCTCCTCGGACTCGATGCCGAGGCCGGCCGCCAGCTCCTCGTACTGCTCGCGGGTGAGCCGCTCGTACGGGGCCTGCTCCCGAGACAGCTCCGGGAAGATCGTGCTTCCCTTCAGGTACGGCATGAACTCCAGCAGGACGTCTGCCACGTCGTCCACGGTGTACTTCTCGGGGTCGACGGAGGCCGTGTAACTCACGGCCTGGTCGGCCCAGTGCTTCTGGTAGAGCGCCTGGACGCCCAGCATGTCTTCCAGGGACAGCATCCCCGCGTGCTCGATCACCGACTTGTCCATGACCTCGCCGACCAGCGGGTCCTTGGTCGGGATCTCTACCACCATCGTGTTGGCCGCGTAGATGCACGGCTCAACGTGGTACCCGGCCGCCTTGTACTCCTCGACCTGGCGGACCTCCTCAGGCTCCACCATGCTGAAGCGGATGCGGCGAAGGAAAAAGTCAGCGAAGGGCGCGTGGATACCCTCGCCGCTAACCCCGGCAACCTTGGAGATCGTTCCCGTCGGCGCGATCACCCGCTTCTTGATGGGCACGGGGATACGCATGATGTTCGCGTACTCGACCGCGGCCTCGTCCACCTCGTCGGCCAGCAGCGACAGCGTCTGCTGAATCTGCCGACTGCCCGCAGCCTCCGAGTACTTGAGGCCGTTCTTCGCCAGGAAGTCAGCGAAGCCGGTGTGCCCGACGCCGATACGTCGGTACCGGGCGATGGCTACCGCCGACTTCGGATCGGCAACGTCCGCGCAGGTGGCCCGGATCAGGTACCGCGTCACCAGTCGGTGAGCTTCGAGGAGCCCCTCACTGTCGACGTCCCCATACTCGTCCACGAAAGCGGACAAGTTGACCGAACCTAGATTACATGGCTCATTTGGGGTCAAAAGAGCTTCGCCACACGGGTTGGTCGTGAACACGCCATCGACCTCACCAACGGCGCTCAACGAGGAGTTCCAGAAGCCGGGTTCGCCATTCTGGACCGCACCTTGAGCGAGGGTGCGGAGCACCAGCTCGGCCCCGATGTGGCCGCTGTCGGCGGCCTCGATGAACGCGTCATCGATCTCGATCGAAAGGTTCGTAGTCCAGTGCCGGGACTGGTCAACCTTGGCGGTCATGAACTCGCCGATCTGCGGATCGTCCCACCGCATGATGCTCATCCGCGCGCTTCTACGGACACCGCCACTGACTATGCAGCGCGCAATCTCGTGGTCTATCGCCATGGCATCCATGCCGGACAGGCGAGATCCCATGTAGCGAACGAGTCCACACGGGTCGGTGTCGTCCACGTCGACCTTGTCCGCGAGGATCTTGCCGATCTCGATCATCATCTCCGCAAACGGAGCTGGACCGGAGGCCGTGCCCCCAAACGAACGCAGCGGAGCGCCCTTGTGGCGGACTCGCGAGACGTCATACACGCGGTCCCGGTGGACCGTCTTCGAGTCGTGAGCCGTACTGATCAGATCCCCGAGAGCGTCAGCCCAGCCCTCACGGCTGTCCTCGACGCCGTAGGCGCCCGCCCATGTGTAGGCGTACTCCGTGGTGATGAGCCCGGCCTCCACCATGTCCAGGTAATCAGGGTGGTCCGGGTCACAGACAACGTGGACCTTCACCGGCGAGACGACGGCCGGGAAGTCGGCCAGGTAGTGATTGCTGAAGTTGCTGCCGACACCGCCGCCTTCGGCGAGGCGCAAGAGCACGAATGTGAAGTGCTCGGCAGGGTCCTCGGGGTTCCAGCCTGCCGCCCAGCAGTTGTTCAGAGCGAAGTTGTTGACGCCACTACTCTTGAGGTGCCGGCCTGCGGGCATGACCTTGAAGTCCTCGATCAGCTCGACCAGGCGCTCGCGCTCGCCGTCCTCGATGTAGCGAGGCTCGACCAGGGCCAGGTTCCCGTCAACGACGCGGCGTACGGTCTCGGGCCAGGTCTCCAGCTCACCGTCTGGTCGCGTGCGTCGGTAGGTGCGCTCGTAAACGGTCTTTGCGGTGGGCGTCTTCCAGTTGGTCAGGGTCTTACCGTCCAGTTCGTATGGTGCGATTCATTTCCGCGGTGAGGGCGTCAATGGCCCGGTATCCACGCTTGCGGTCGGCGTCGCTTTCGGCAGACATGCCGTAGACGAACTGCCGCATGATGGCCTTCTGATACTCAGGGTTCAGGCGGCCGATGGACTTTTCGGCATCCACCCGGGCCGACAGGATGTTGTCCGTGATGACGCATCGCGTCAGGTCGTCTCGCTTGCCGATCTGCTGGGACACCTCGGCATCCGTGTAGATGAACGACCGCATAACGCCTCGGACTTCATCGGGCACGTAGTGGTACTGGTCATCCATCAGGTCCAGGTACGCCCGTTCCTTGGCCGCATATCGGCGGCCTGCGGTGTAGAAGATCCGCCGAAGTAGCTCCTCGTTGCCCTGGTGCTCAGCAATGATGTGCTGCTCTTCCAGAGCGTGAAGAAGAATCTCCTGCTTCACGTCGTCGACCTCGACAATGCACCACTTGAGAGCGATCTCTCGGGCGACCTTCTCAGCCAGGAGCGTCAGGGGCTCCCAGTCGATCTCCGTCACGCGGCCTCCTTGACGAACTGACCTCGCGGGCCTCGTGTGATCTGCCCATACCGCTGGCCCTCGACCACGAACGAGCCGTCGTCCTCGACGGGGATCGCGTGGGGGGTGGCGTTGTACTTGCCTGCGTAGAAGAGCCCGAATCCACGCTGCCAATTGGCCGGGCCGTTCTTGAGGTAGTTCGCTTTCTTGACGTCCATCAAGTGCCCGGTCTCAAACCCATAGAGGGTCTTCAACTTGCCGTTGTGCCCCGTGGTGTGGGGCGAAACGGCAAGGCGGTGGGTGTGACCCATGACGACCGAGACGCCCGCCTTCACGGCCTTCAGCCGGGCAGTTGCGCCGGGTACCTGATTGAGTCCCGGACTCTCATGCCCGTGGATAGCGACCCACCCAGGGGCAAACCTGTAGTAGGGGTCGACCAACTTCACGTCGTAGGACTTGAAGTCGAGCAGGTTCTCAAACCTGTAGTAGGTGTCTTCCGCGGCGAGGGCCGGCGCCCTGCTGGCGAGATACTTTCTCGGCCGCTCGTCGTGATTGCCTTCGAGGATGTTCACCGGGCCGCCGTACACCTCGCGAAGCGGGGTAAGGAAGTTGGCCTTGGTGTACTCGCTGTCCTTGATGACATTGCCCTCGAACTCCGCGCGGGTCCCTGCGGACCAGCGGGACGGGGCCGGGTAGTCAACGAGGTCACCGATCTGGATGACCTCATCCGGCTGGTACTCCCCGATGAACTGGAGAACGTTCTTCAGAGCCCTCTTGTCCTCGTAGGGGAGCTGGGTGTCGGAGACAACAACTATTCGGCGCATACAACTCCCCTAGTAGTAGGTGGGCTTGGGGAGATCGAGCGCCGCCCAGTCCATGATGTCGCCGTCAACGACCTTGTTGAGGTCCAGCTCCGAGGGAGGGATTCCCTCGCCGTTGTCCAGCTCGAAGCCGTCGTCGTAGGCGGCCTGGATTGCGTCCGAGATGGCCTTTGCGTGCTCTTCGAGGGTCACTGCGCGGCCTCCATGCGGTTGAGTTCGAATTCGAGGTAGCGGGCGGCCTTCTTGAGGTCTTCCGCGGCGTCGCCCTTGCGGCCTGCGCGCATGATGTACTTCAGCGCATTGCCGAGGTTGAAATTGAAGTGCTGGGTGATGTCGATGACTTCGAGCCCATTGGGGAGCCAGGTGTAATGGCTCGGGTGGTCGACGGCATCGTGCTTCAGTTCCTCGGAGGGCTCGGGGGACACGAGGGAAATCTCCTCCTCAGCGAATCCGAGAGCTTGTCCACTGCGAAACGTCAGCTCGTAGGCGAACTGATCATCCGGGACAAGAGCGGTCACTATCCCAGTCGTACCGCGGAACTGCTCGGTGTAGAGCGTGCTGGGATTCGAGACAACAACCACCTGACCGACTGAATACTTCACTCCGCCTCCAATTCGCCGTCGTAGTAGAAGGCGCCGTTGCTCGACCACAGCCCGGTCGCTTCGTCGATGAGTACCGACGTCGCTTCCTGGGTCTGCGCGTAGTCGACGCGCTCAATGACCCCGACCAGTCCGGCCGTGCCATCGCTGACTGTGGCCTTTACCCGGACTCGTGTACCGGGCTCCCACTTCGACCTCACAGGCCGATCCTCTCTCGCAGGGCCTTCGGCCCGTGTTCGTGCATGAATGAATTGGAGTCGTGACCGTCTTCGAGGATGATCACCTTGGCATTCGGAAGTAGAGCGGCCAGGGCCTCGGCCGCCTTGATGCCGGGCTCATCGCCATCGGCGATGATGTAGACCGTCTCGAATCCGAGTAGCGGCGGAAGGAAGTGCTCCTTCCAAGCCCCTGTGCCCTGGTATGCGATGGCGGGGACTCCGACGGATTCCCATGCCATTGCGTCGAACTCGCCTTCAGTGATGACGACGAACGACTCTGAAGTGATCAGGGCCCGAGTGTTGAAGAGCCGGGAAACATCCCCTGGAAGTCCCCAATACTTCCCGAACCACTTCTTGTGACTGGAGTGGTCCTCCTTGCGGGTCGGAGCGAGGAAGTTTCCGTTCTCGTCCTTCACGCACTCATCGGCAATGCAGCGGAATCGGATGGTCGCAGCTCCGTTGGCCCCGCCTGCCGGCCTCAGATACGGGATGGCCAGCATCCCGCGCCTTTGCTCATGTCCAGTCAGAGCCGAACCGACGTACCCCAGTCCGAACTGATCGGCCACTTCTCCCAGGCCGCGGGCCTTGAGGTACTCCTCGGCCGGGCTGCCCTTGAGCTGCTGGTGGTAGGCCTTCGCTGCCTCCACCGAACCGGGCATGTGCCCATGCCTGGGCTTCTCGGAACCCAAGTTTTTCCTCTCGCATGATGACGTCCAGGCTGTCTTCTGACAGTCGACAGACGAAGCAGCTCCAACGCTGTTTCTCTGTGCTGGCTGAGGCGCTCGGGTTCTCTTCGGCGTGGAGCGGGCAGAGGATTTTCGTCCACCCTGCCCGCTCCTTCACCTCTATCGAGTAGTAGTGCCGAAGCACCTCAGAGATGGGCGGCTTACTTACCGCTCTGGGGGGCCGGCTCACCGATCCGCCTCACCTGAACCGGGAAGTCGTACTTGCGATAGGTGCTGACCATGAGTTCCCGCTCGCCTCGCCACTTGCGGTAATTGAAGTTGATGCTCTTCTCACTCATCGTTACCTTCTCGCATGTCCATGTGATAGCGGCGGCCGAGGAATCGGACCGCGGGAGGGTCTTCCAGGTAGTCGGCTGCATTCCGCAGCACTTCGGGGCTGTCCTTGGCGCCGGGCAGAATTCGCCGGTTGCACAGTCGACAGGTGAGGCCTCTCACGAGGCCGGTTTTGTGGTCGTGGTCGACATCGAGCCGGTATCGCCTCGACTGCTTGCAGATGGCGCACACGCCGCCCTGATAGTCCATGAGGGCCTGAAACTCCCCGAGGCCTAGGCCGTACGTGTTCGTCACGCGAGCTTCATGCGAAGAGGCTCTTCGGGTCGTCTTCCGGCAAGAAGAGCAGACCTTCCCCCGAGGGGCGAAGAACCGTTCCGCACGGTTTTTCTCGCATTTCGAACACTGCCGGTACCCGGCGCGGGGGTTAGCCACGGGACCTCAGTACTGCTTCGAGTCTCTTCAGGCCCTTGGTCGAGGCTGCCTCATCGACAAGGGACCTGAGATCGGAAAGCGGGATGACTTCCCATACGACGCCTCTGCCTGTCGGCATCGACACCGCGACTGCCTGACTTTCACCGCTCCGAGAGCGGTACTTCAGGTCCGCGGAAAGCCGTCCGAGCCGGATTCGGCGTGCACTCTCTACCGAGAGTATGAGAGCAGATTCCCCGCCGCCAGCCTGGCGGATCTGGTTCTCAGTGATTTGCGGATTCTCGTCGAGTAGAACTCCAACGATTTCCCGCTCAAGTGTGTATCCGCAAGTCCGGTTCATTTCCCCGCCCCTTTCCTATTCTCAATATAGGCCGCCATGCCCCCGAACTCAACTTCTGAAAGCTAGTTGATCTGTGATGTGCGATACCTACAGGGGATCTTCCACGTCCGTGAGCTGCATGTTAGATGCGTTGAACACGAGGCTGCTGAACGTGTTACCGCTGGGGTCGGCGAAGCCTTCCCGGTTTTTACAGGGCGAGACGTGCAGGATCGCGCCGTCCATCTCGTCCACCTCCTTGTGGATGGTCAGGATCAGGTTCGGCACACGGCCGATCTTGCCCTTCACTCCACTGAGAGGGATGGGTGCCAAGCCATCACTGAACTCCCCAACTACGTGGTGGAGAGCGAGGACATGAGACCCCGTCACGCGAGCCATGTCTGACATGTATTCACACATGGCCTCCAGCCCGAACGTGAAGCCTTCGGCGGAGTCCGCGGGGGTGTCACCGACCACATTTGTGATGTTGTCGCAGACCGTCAAATGCGGGAACATCCCGAAGACTTCGAAGTAGCTTCGCAGCTTGAGTTCGATGTCCTTGAGGGTCGGACGCGCGTCGTAGTCGAAGCGAATCCACCACCGCTTGTTCAAGCGGCCCATGTACTGATCGAAGTTGTCGCCCAGCAGCTTGGCCTTGACGTCCCGGATGTTGTCCCCGGTGAGGATGGCCGTCGACCGCGTGAGCTGAGTCGCCGCGTTGGAGTCGGCCGAGAAGTACAAGACCGGGATGTTGCCGTGGAGCGCGAGGTTCAGAGCAAAGAGACTCTTGCCGGTGCCGGGGCCGGCAGCGACGAGCGAGAACTCCCCCCGCCTGAACTCGACTTCCTGTCTGGCCAAGCCCTTGTACGGAGAAGGGAGAGGTTCCCCGGCCTCTCCCTTTTGTGTTGCTGATTGTGCCAGGCTGTAGATGTCTAGGCTCCCATGTCGCTGAGAAGGGACACGACGAGATCCCTCTCCTCGTCAGTCTCGAAGTAGTAGTTGTCGCGCGCCCCTTGGAGAGCGCGGCGTATCACGTCCAGCTCTCTGAAGCTGTACTCGACCGCGACATTCGCCTTGGTGATCATTGCCATGCCGGTTCCTTCGTCCCTATTGCCAAGCTAGATCGACGTTGCCCCGAACTCAACTTATGGAGCAAAAAAACAAGCGTGCGACACGTCACAGAACCGGCAATCGAAGCCGGGGTTCGCCGGGAAGTCGCCGCGCTTCACGCCCGCGTCCATGTCCGCGAACCGCTGACCGATCTCGTCCTCCGAAACCTCCCCGACCTTCACCGGCCTGGACAGCTTGCCCGTCTTGGCGAGGTACCAGTCCGCGGAGTCGACGTTGACGCCCCACGCTTTACGCATCGCTACGGAGTAGGTCTGAAGCTGGAACTTCGACCTCATCGTGCCGGTCTTGAGGTCGCGGACGCGTACCGTCTCCTCCCCCTCATCGAGGGCCTGGTCGATGAAGCCACGCACCTGGATGCCGCCCAGCTCGACCATGAACGAGAGTTCTAGGCCGGGCTCGCCGTCATCCGGGTTCGTCCAGATGTCAGGTTCGTTGACCTGGCTCCACGCGACGTAGGCCCGCGTGTGATCCATGCCGAGGTAGTAGCGGCGCTCGATGTCCTCGCCGCCCGTGTAGCGGCCGGCAGCCAGCCACTTGTCAGTGTCCGGCTCTTTCTCCAGGGCCGTGTTCACCAGGTCCGTGTACTCCTGGTGAAAGATCTCCGCGACGGCCTCAGGGTCAAGGGAGCGGGAAGACCGCTCCCACTCTTCCGCGGCCGTGTGGAAAGCCGTTCCGTGGTGGGACCAGGCGGCCGGCCTCGGGGTGACTCGCTCCACCCTCTGTAGGTACCAGCGCCAGGAGCACTTCTCGTACTGATCAACTTGCGAGACTGAGCGCGGTTGTGTCAGAGCGTCCAAGTACGCCTCTCTCCTGTGTCGATGAATCGCCTGATGGTGAACTGGGAAGATCCCTGGATCATGGCGTGGGGGTAGTCGAAGGTCTCCCGCCCTACCTCCAGGTCCGCCAGGTCCCCGCCCAGCTCCGTTTCGAGTTCCGCCAGCCGGGCACTGGTCTCCGCCTCCCGGTGGCGATCTGTAATGACTACGTCCACCCAGTTGGCCACTGCACCCTCGGTGTAGAAGATGAGGACGCCAAAGGTCCAGTAGTCCGCTACCTGGTTCAGAGTCTCCGCGTCCCATGTCGGGTTACGACTGGGATTCGCATCTGGGACACTGCGCTGCCTCGTTGCAGGGGCCTCTGTAGAGGCTGTGCGGCGCTGTCCGCTCATTGCGTCCCTCTGTTTTCGTGCAGCTCATGAAGGGTTACTTCTGTCTTCACAGTACCTACTTACTTGAGCGATACAAGAGGCAGCTTTGCAGCCGCTATGAGGAAAGCAACGCGACCCGCAAGTAACATCACGACGCGGTCGCAGAAAACGCGAGAGACCCTCCATGGAATGCCACGGAAGGTCTCTATATGTCCGATATGGGGTTATGTGGTCGTGACTCCCGAGACTCCAAGACTTGCCCATCGGGGACACTGGATCACTGATCGATAACAAATGGGGCTCTGGGGTTCTACACGCGTCAACCCTGTTATCACTCCGCCGGGAGAGTGATCGCCTTCAAAGTGGGGCCCATCCGAATGACAACCTTGTCTTCACACCTCAGGGAGGGTGATCGCCTTGCGGTAGGGGCCCACTGGCACCTCTCGCCCCGCCGGCCAACGGATGACCAGATTCTTGTCACTGGCCTCCCGGGGCACCCAACTCCAGGGCGTCTCCGCCTCAGGGTCGAGGGAGATGACTACGTCGTGCGCGCGCTCGTACTTCACGAGGTTCTCGGCCAAGCGGGTCTGTGCAGCACTGAGGCCAGGGTCCCCCAGGCGCCACCGCATGAATGCATACAGCTGGCGCCCGCGCTGCAAGTCCGTATACGCCTTCCGCCTCGACTCCCGAGTGGAAGGCCACCCTGCCTCAAGAATTGCAGTAGCCGCATTCGCCCACGGCCTACGCTCCAAGCCCATTGCCGCCAAACGCTTATTAACAGCCTGATAAGTCACTCCGTATTCCGCAGCAATTTCCACATCACTGCGACCTTCACGGAAAAGCTTTCTCAGTTTGTCGTTATCGGGCAACTTGCTCATCTTGGGCTCTGTCCTCTCAAGGGTTCAGCGAAGGCTACAGGCTCCATGCCCCGATCTCAACTGGTGTCTATCCCACCCAGGCCCTCCCCTCAAACATGTGACCTGAGTCTCATTAATGGTGATCATGTCCCAGACCTGCGGGTTTGACACCGACATTATTAGTAGAGAGCGAGTGAAACGAGCGAACGAACCAGCAAAGAAGCGACATGTTGAATCATGAACTTCTTGATCATAGAAGCCAGCAAACACTCCTTACTGAATCCTCACCAACCAGCTCAACCCGCTAACTGTCCAGGTGGACAGGCTTCCGCAACAGTGTGGCCAAAGCCAGGTGCGTGTAGCCGACACCTACGGGGCCGTAAGTTAGAACGCATATCTATTCACTGCCATTCATACTTCCTCGTTGACCCCCGTTGAGTACCAGCTCCGGGAGCCAGTCCGAGGATCGCCCCGGCCGCCAGACAAGGATCCGGCCGGGGCCACAAACCCTGGAGAGCACATGCCGAGAGCCAAGAGCATCTGCCTCCAAACCGGATGTACCACCCCAACCCTGCGAGACGGGCGATGCCCAAACCATCAGATTCGGAAGAGTTGGGATCGAACAAGTGCTCGAAATACTTCGAGACCTTCCGACTGGTCCAGGCGCAGAGCACGGACCTTGGCTCGTGACCGGTTCACCTGCCGACAGTGCGGAGCGAAGGAGCACCTAGAGGTGGACCACATCGTCCCGGTAGCCCGCGGAGGCTCCTGGGAGATGTCGAACCTGTGGGTCCTGTGCCGCCCCTGCCACAAGCGGAAGACCTACTCCGAGCGGGACTGAGGAGTGAAGAGGATGTTGAGTAGCCGTCGGTAGCGCGCCTCGTCCGGCGGCCCCACCTCGAAGTGCATCTCAGCCGTCCCGTCCTTCCAGCATCGGTACTCCCCTACCGCCGTCCCCTGCGGGTGCTCGCACTCAGCCGGTTCTTTTGTCATGTCCAAAGGATCTCAGTCCTCTGGCCCCCTCATCAGGCATTTCACTCATCCCCTACGGAGGTCGCATGTGGGACTACAGAGCGTCTGTCCTCAGAGTCAAGGACGGAGACACTCTCCGTGTCCGCATCGACAGGGGTTTCGCCGAGACCAGGGAGATCGATCTTCGCCTAGGCCCTGACGTCTACGCGCCGGAGAAGCGCCAGCCCGGAGGGCTTGAGACACGAGACTTCGTGGACATCTGGGTGGACGCCTACAGCGAGGGCGAGTGGCCCTTCGTCGTCACACTCCAGCGCACTAAGAGAGGGGACAGAGAGGCTGTCTCCCTCGGCCGGTACATCGGCACCCTGACCACCCCCGACGGGGAGTGCCTCGGCCAGGCCGTCAATGCGTTCATCGCCGAGCACGGCTACGGGCACGGCACTGGCGCCCGCTGACCTAGCTCCACCTAACTCACCCGGTCCCTTGTGGTCCGGGTTTTTTTGTTCCCTCTGGAGGTTCCCATGTCCGCCTGTCGTGGTGCGTGCTTCGACTGCCCCTATGACTTCTGCGCCCCCGAGACGCGGGCTCCCCGGCAGAGCGACGCTCAGCGGCGGACGGGATGGCGTCAGGACGCCCTCTCCGAGATGGACGACCTCGCTGATCTCTACGGGGTCGACCCCCAGGCAGTGAGGCTGCGATGACCCGAGGACCGAAGCCGAAGGAAAACGCAGTTCGGCGCAACAAGCACGAACATGCGCAGACACTCTCCGCGGCTGGCTCGACGGAGGGCCGAGCCCTTCCGCCCGGTCTCGGGATCTCGACGGCCGGCGCCAAGCGGTTCTGGCGGACCTGGGCGACCTCGCCGCAGGCCGCTGCATGGATCGAGACGGACTGGGCGGAGCTGGAGATCACGGTGAAACTCGTCGACGCCTTCTTCCAGGGGGACACCAAGCACGCCGGTGAGATCCGGCAGAGGACCGCCAAGTGGGGCGGGACCGTCGAGGACCGCGCTCGCCTCCGGATGGCCATCGAGGACCAGGCCCAGGCCGACGCCGCAGAGGCGCCCGCAGACGAGCCCCCCGCCACAGCAGACCTCGACGAGGAGCTGTTCCGACTCCTGAACGACTGACATGAATGAATTGAGGTGACTGCCCTTGCAGACCGGCAACCTGCCTGAGGGCGTCCCCTCTCCTAAGGAGACCTTGGGATACGAGGTCATCCGCTGGTGCAGCAAGTACATCGTCCAGCCGGACGGCGACAACGCCGGTGAGCCCTGGAAGTTCACCAAGGAGCAGTTGAGGTTCGTCCTCTGGTACTACTCGATCACCCCCGATGGGGGGTGGCGTTACTCAGCTGGCACCCTTCGGCGTGCGAAGGGCTGGGGCAAGTTAGACGCCTCTCCTCGCCACTCTGGCGATCGTGGAGTTCATCGGCCCGTGCCGGTTCAGCCACTTCAACGCGTTCGGCCTCCCTGTCGCCAAGCCGGTCGCCCTGCCAACCGTGCAGGTCGGCGCGACGGCTTTTGAGCAGACGGAACAGACCATGGAGTTCATCCGTGGCTGTCTCTCGGAGTCTCCTGCTGAGAAGGAGTTCGGCCTCGACATCGGCAAGGCCGTCATCCAGTTCAAGTCCGGCAAGCCGGGGACGATCAAGCCCAAGGCCACTGCCGGCCGCACCAACGAGGGCAACCGGCCGACCTTCGTCCTGATGGACGAGGTACACCACTGGGTCGGCAGCAACGGCGGCCCGGAGTTTTTCCAGACGCTCAAGCGCAACGTGGAGAAGTTGGCCAAGGCCGGCTCTCGCTGGGTGACTACGACCAACGCATATAACCCCCTCGAAGACAGTGTTGCCCAGCAGATCCACGAGTCAGAGATGGTCCGCATGGGCCACTGGCTCTATGACTGCCTCGAAGGCAGCATCGATCCTGACGAGCTGCGGGACGAGGCGAAGGTCCGCCAGGCCCTCAAGGAGGCCTACGGCGAGGCTAGTTGGGCTGACATTGAAGGCCTGACTCGCACAATCCTCTTTGACCGTACGACTCCTGACTCGACGTATCTCAGGTTCTTCTTCAACGCAATCGCCGAGTCGTCAGACGGCTGGATGACCAAGTCGGAATGGGACTCCTGCTTCGAGGACCAGGACCCCATCATGCCGGGCGATCAGATCGCAATCGGATTCGATGGAAGCGTCCGCGGAGACGCCACAGGGCTCTGCGGCGTAAGACTCCGGGACGGCAAGCTCTTCGTCCTGCATCTCCAGGAGAACCCTCGGGACCCCAACCGTCCCGACTGGGAGGTTGACGTCCTCGCCGTCGAGGCTGCTGTTAAGCGTGCCTTTGAGACGTACAGAGTCGAGTGGTTCTACGGCGATCCGCCGTACTGGCAAGAAGCCCTCGGACGATGGTCCATCGAATGGGGTGACGACTACGTTTTCGAGTTCTGGACCAATAAGCCAACTCGCATGGTCCAGGCCGTTGAACGATTCCGTACTGCTGCGATGGTCCAAGACCTCAAGCACGACGGAAACGAAGACCTCACCCGGCACATTCTGAACGCCGTGGTCCGGGAAGTCCCCCAGGGATTCCTGATAACCAAAGACTCACCCCGATCCAAAAAGAAGATCGACCTCGCAGTCTGTGCGGTATTGGCGTTCGAAGCCAGGGCCGACGCGATTGCGGATGGACGACTGAAGATACGCAGGAGCCGTGTAGTGGGCTTCTAGAGAGGCCCGCCTATGATCGTCCCCCCTGGAAGCCATACGGCATTCATAGGTAAGCCATCGAAGCCTGAAGAGTGGCTTCAGTACCTGTACGGCAAGCTCCCCGGCCCTAACCACCCTTCTCGGGTCTACTCGGATTATTACGAGGGGGAGCAACAGAAACTCGCTTTCTCCCAGGCCCGGTACAAGAGCGCCTTCCACGACGTGTTCGCACAGTGGCGGGACAATTTTTGCGGGATGATCGTGGACGCCACGAACGAGCGCCTTGCCGTCGAGTCATTCCGGATTCCTGGTGAGAGCATCGACGAGGACGCCCGGAAGATCTGGCAGCAGTCCAGCATGGACGCCTACTCAAATGCAGTGCACCTTGAGGCACTGATCAGTGGCCGTTCCTACATTGTGGTTTGGGCTGACGACAAGGGAGACCCGACCATCACGCCGGTCTCGGCCGAGCGTATGGCGGTCTGCTTCAAGGCCGGCTCCCTGTACGAGCTGGAGGCCGCGGCTCGTTTCGAGCTGGACTCCTGGGGTCGACAGCAGGTCACTCTCTGGACTGAGGAATACGTCTACGAGGTCGCCTACGGCGTGACCGAGTGGGATCAGGGAACTCTCAGCAAGAATCCGCTGAAGAAGGTTCCTGTCGTTGTGTTCGAGAACAGGGCCCGCCTCGTGGGCGATCCGTTCTCCGATCTGGCGAACTGCATCCCCATTCAGGACGCGATCAATAAAACCGTAATGGACGCGCTTACTGCGTCCGAGTTCGCGGCATTCCCTCAGCGTTTCGTCACAGGCCTGGAGATCCAGGAAGACGACAACGGCAACCCGATCGCTCCGTTCAACGTCGGCCTTGACAAGCTCCTCCAGGCCGAGGCTCCGGACGCCAAGTTCGGCTCCTTCGAAGCCGCCAATCTCCAGAACTACGTGGCACTCGTAGACATGCTGGTGCAGCACCTTGCCAGCGTTTCCCGTGTCCCGAGTCATTACTTCCTGGTCAACTCCACCAACGCCCCGTCTGGTGAAGCAATCATTTCCGCCGAGGCCGGTCTAGTGGCCAAGGTGAAGGAACGAATGCTCCACTTCGGGGAGTCTTGGGAGCGAGTGATCAGGCTTTGCTTCGCGGTCAAGCGGGACAAGCGCCAGGACGCCTTCGAAATGGAGACGCGTTGGCGAGACCCCGAGTACCGCACAGAAGCCCAGCATGTTGACGCTTTGCTCAAGTTGAAGCAACTCAATGTGCCTGAGGAAATCCTCTGGGCTGAGGCTGGCTTCTCCGCTTCCCAGATCTCTTCCTTCCGCGAAATGCGTAAGGAGGACGCCAAGGCGTCCGCGGAGATTCAGAAGCTCATGCCGCAGCCTGAACCCCAGAGCCCTGCCATCAAGCCTCCACAGGGCAATTCCGGGAACGTTGCCCGGAAGTTGAATGAGGCTAAGTAACCGACTCGCCGAAATGGCATAGGTCATATCCGAAATGGAATCCCACATGACGACTCAGAACGACAACGACGGCCAGCCCGGTACCGGCGAGGTAGCTCCCCCGGCCCCTCCGACTGGCCCGACGCTGGAAGAGGTCATCGCTGACCGGGACCGGTGGAAGGCTCTCTCTCGCCAGAACGAGCAGGGTTTCAACACCACCCGTACCGAGCTTCAGCAGCTCCGTGACTCGCAGCAGGCCGCACTTGAGGCTGCCAAGGCTGAGGGCCGCACCGCCGCCCTCGGCGAAGTCTCCACCGAGCTGGTGACATCGGAGCTCCGCCTCCAGGCCCTCGGGGCCGGCGCGACGCTTCCCGACCTCCAGTTCCTTGATCTCTCCCGTTTCCAGGGTGACGACGCTCGCCCGAACGGCGACACGATCAAGGCGTTCATTGAGTCTCTGCCCAAGGGGCAGTCCGGATCGGAATTTCCGCATCTCGCGGGTGCCGGTCACAACCGGGAAAGCGGATCGAGCTTTCAGTCCTTCGATCCCAGCGAGCTTGCCGACTTCATCGCCGGTGGCTCCTTCCTGTAAGCCTCACTTCTCGTTCTAGCCCTCCACTCCTGGGGGGCTTTTTTCATGCCTTCAGGAGGCGTCTTGGCCACTCAGCACCACTTTAATCTTGACCCGAAGCAGGTCACGATCGCCGCTCTCGGTCTGCTCGACCGACAGCTGACCCTCGGCGGTATTCCGGCCCGATACTCGGAGCTGAACTTCACCGGCGGCATCGGCGACGTGATCAACGTCAATCGTGAGTCGCGCGGTATTCCGGTCGTGGCGCAGGGCATTTCCTCGCCGATCACCAACCCGATCACCGGCGACAAGAATGTCTTCGCCGCGGCGACGGACCGCCCGCTTCCGTCGGCTGACCGCCGGGCCCCGAACGGCTTCATCAACGAGTCCCGTTTCCCGGTCCAGCTCACGACCCTCGCACAGAATGCAACTTCCATCGGCATGGAGCAGGTTGCATTCGACCTCCGGCAGTTCGGCTCCCAGGTTCTCAGCAAGCTCACGAGGGGCTTCGCCGAGTATTTCGATGACACGGTTGCCGCGTTCATCAAAGCGAACATCAACCGTTCCGGCCTTACCGCCGGCCAGAAGAATGCCGTGGGTGGCGACGTCACTGTCACCATTCCGCCGCAGGACGGTACCGCGGCGACGCTCACCAAGCGTGCCCTGAATCTCCGTACCGCGCTCGTCGACGCGCGAATGAATCTGAACCTCGCCCTGGTTCCCGCTTCCGAGCGATTCCTCATCGCCGGTCCCGAAGTCGAGTCAATTCTTCTGAAGGACCCGGAATTCGTGGCCGTCGATTACAGCGGTGACACGAATGCGCTTCGTCGCGCGACCGTCGGCCGTATCTACGGCTTCGACATCGTCATTCACAACAGCTTCGGCCTGGAAATGTATCTCTTCCACAAGTCGGCGCTTCTCATCGCTTCCGCCTGCCCGTCGCTCCCGATGGGTGCTGTCACCGGCTCCGTCCAGGACGTCAACGGAATTGCGACTCGCCTTCTGGTCGACTACGACTACAACAAGAAGAGCGACACGATCGGCCTGGACACCATGTACGGTCTCGCGACCGTCAAGGAGGATCCGGATTACGCGGTTCGCGGCACGACCATTGGCGAGAAGTTCGTCCGTGGTCTCAAGATCGCCATCACCGAGGCCTGATAGCAGTGGCCTTCGTAACGATTGACGATGTGGTCGCCCGTCTCGGGCGGCCTGTCGCCGACGAGGCGGAGGCTACCCGGATCACTGCCTTTATCGAGGACGCCACGGGGCTGGTGTGCGACTACTGCCGCACGGATTTCCAGCCCCCCAAGTGGTCTGTGGTCCCCGCGGCGGTAAAGGCCGCCGTGTGTTCCGAAGTGATCCGATGGCTTTCCGTCTCTCCCGGAACTGTCATGGAAAAGACCGGGGATCTCGAAGTTCAGTACGCGGCTACCGCGTATAACTCGGGACTCTCCGAGGCCGCAAAGTCGATGCTGTGCCGCTACAGGCGCACCGCTGTGGCTGTCTCCCTCCACATCTGCTGGGGGGACGAGTGCTGTTCAACGACCGAATAGAGGTCCGTCGGGCCCGGCTCGTCGCCGACGACTACGGCAAGCACCGTGACTGGGATGACCCCCTCATCGTGTGGTCGGGCTTCGGGGCCGGCGTCCCCCGCGGGGGGCCGTCCAGTCCTGATGCCGCCTCGCGTGAGACGTCTACCAGCAAAGCAACTGTCTATCTCCCGGGCGATGTTGCCGTTGATTCTGCTGACAAGGTCCTGTTTCAGGACCAGCTCTGGCAGCTCGAAGGCCGGGCCTGGAAATGGAAGCTCGGCTCTCGCCGATACACCATGCTCCACGTCAAGGCGGTGATCAAGTAATGGCCCGTCGCGTAGCGAAGCCTGGTCAGGCCAGAGGCAAGCAGGACATCCGTTTCCGGAAGGGCGGATTCACTTTCGAGACCGACAAGGGTTTCGAGACTGAACTCCTGCACTCCGCGCCCGTCAGGGAACTTGCTGAAGCCAAGGCGGCGGAGCTGGCCGTGAAGATGATTCGCGCAGCTCCTCTTGGACCTCACCGGTTCACTACTGAGTACGCCATCAAGAACAACGTCCATGCCTATGTAGAAGACATAGGGACAGGGTGGGTCGGATACGTCGTGGTCGAGGAGAACGAGAAGGCCCGGCACGCGATGCTCCAGGAGCGTGGATACCGGGACCCCTCCGGCAGACGCCACAAGGGACGCTTCTTCTTCAAGAAGGTTCTGGAACAGGAGCGCACTGATTGAGAGTTGATCCGCTCCCCCTCCTGATCGAGTTCCTTCAGTCCTCTACGGACATCCCCGAGGATGCCGTCACAGGGACCATGGTGGGCCGCAATGTCGGCGAGACCAGCGTCCTACTCATCCAGTCCGGTGGCTTCCGGATGAAGCGGGGCCGCATGGACCGTATGGACGTCCTCTATGACGTGTACGGCAGGGGCCCGGCAGAGGCCGGCGCCCTCGCTTACGTCGTTCGTGAACTTCTGCTCGAACACCTCCCGGGCCTGCGCCTAAAGGGCGCCCTGGTGCTCGACGTCGCCGAGATCTCTGCCCCTCACTGGCACCCGGACCAGGAATCCCTAGAGCCCGCCTACACGGGCGAGGTCAGCCTCTTCCTCACATCTGACGACTGACCTTCTCAACTCCTCCGCCTAGCGGCCCTTTTGGGGCCGCTTTTTGTTTCCCCTCAAGGAGCCCGTATGCCCACAGAGCCTCGCTTCGACACCTCGAAGATTCGCTTCGCGCCTTCCGGTTGCGTTTATCTGGCGCCCGCCGTCGGTGCCACTCTCCCCACTACCGTCGGTGACGGCACTGCCGCCCCGGTCGGCTTCAAGTCTCTCGGATACCTTTCGGACGCGGGCGTCCAGATCACCCCCGCCGTGACCACCGAGCCGGTAAACGTTTGGCAAAGCGCGACCCCCGTGCTTTACAACGTGACTGCTGCAACGTTCTCGATCTCCGCGACTTTCATCGAGTCGAGCGTGAACACCACGGAGCTGTTCTACGGCGCTCAGTGGGTGGAATCCCCGGGTGCGTCGGGCACGTACCGCCTCGACCTCGCGAGCACCCCGGAGCTCCAGGAACTCTCCATCGTCGTGGACTGGTCGCAGGGCGACGTGCATAACCGTGTCGTGATTCCCCGAGCCATGATCCAGGACCGGGGTTCGATCTCGCTCGTCCGCACGAGCGCGCAGGAGTACCAGCTCACCATCGAGGCCCTGGACTCGAACGGCACGCTCGGCTACGTCCTCACGGACCAGGACATGAGCGGGGCTTGAAGTTCTGGCTCCACAGGGGGCCAGGTCACGAATCGAGTCTCAATTCTGGTCTAGATAGGAGGACCACATGAGTACGTGGAGCACATCCCTCCCGTCTTCCAATGTTCACGCGGGCGATGCCGACCATGCCGGTATCCACAACAAGACCACCTCGGCTCTGGCCGAGGTACGAAACAGGGTGGCAGGGCTCACGCGTGACGAGCCCGGCTACTACATCCCGGCAGGCTGGGGCGCCAACTGGCGAGCCAAGCGGGACGCGGCGGCGGCCGGCAATGGCCTGGCCTCCGTCACCGCTGTGGGAACCAGCATCACTCAGGGATTCCATGCTTCCGATGCACTGAACAAGAGCTACATGGGGCTCATCAAGAATGGCCTTCAGGCACAGTTCGGCGATGGGGGCTCGGGCTTCTTCAGCACGGTTCGCTCGCCCGAGTTCATCGGCGCCGGAGTCGCTGTCACGGCCTGGGGAGCGATCCCCGGCACCCTGACAACTACCACCGGGACGTGGACGGTCGGTGGATCGTCCTTCGGCCCTGGTTCCCTGTACCTGTCCACTGGGACCACGGGCAACTCGATCACGTTCACTGTTCGGGGAACCAACATCCGCATCTACACCCTTACCTCCTCCGCCGGAACTCCGTGGACGTACTCCATTGACGGAGGCGCCCCCGTTGCTGGAGACGGGTCAGGAGCCGCGTCTACAACGGTTCGAGTGACCTCGGTAACGGCTGGCCCGGGAGAGCACACCGTCAAGCTTACGAGTGGCTCATCTACCAACAACCTGTATGTCTGCGGTGTCACGGGAGAAAACGCCAGCGGTGTAGTAGTGAACAACATGGGCCGAAGTGCTGCACACGCTTCACACTTCTCGTCCACCACTCCCGAAAGCGGCACTGCCAACTGGAGCGGCGGCCCGGATTACCCTGCCGATCTCGTCATCTACGACCTCGCCGTCAATGATGCCAACGACGCCATCTCTGGCGACTCCTGGGCGGCATACCTCCGGAACTATCTCCAGAGTGTCAAGGACGGGACGTCCCTTTCAGGGTCCTACAAGGCCACCGGCCAGACGGACGTTCTGATTGCTCTCCAGCACGTTGGAAAGCACGACGCCACCCATATCAAGTACCAGGACTACGCGGCACGAGCGCGAGGGATTGCTGCTTCCTACGGCGCCGCTGTCGTGGACCTTTGGGCCATCGGACGCAACTCCTGGAACTACTGGGACACGTTCGGCCGCTGGGCGGACTTGAGCAACATGGGCGCCGCGGGGACGGACAGGGTCCACCTGTCCGACGCGGGTCATCAGTACGTCGCAGACATCATGCTGCCTGTTCTCACTGCCTGATTGGAGGCCGAATGACCACTTTTTACGTCGGAGACCTCCATGCCCTCAGCGGGAACATCGGAGCCTATTCAGCCGGATACGGCATCCGTATCCGAGAAGGCTCGAACTGCAAGATGGGCCTGACTACGCTGGTTGCCGGAACCGTCACCGTGAACACCACGGCAGTAGGGGCCAACAGTCGCATCATGCTGACTATCCAGACTGCTAGCGGCTCCGTCGGCAGTGTGTATGTCAACAACCGAACCGCTGGCTCCTCGTTCGTCATCAAGTCTACGAACGCCGCGGATACGTCCACTGTCGCATGGGTCATTCTCGATCCCGCTGTGGACATCTAAGTAGCACATCCCCTTGCCGGGGAGGGTTTGTAATCCCCGGCCTCTCTCTCACCCAACCCCCGAGCCCCCTCTGCGGGGCTTTTTGTTTTCTAGGAGACCCCATGCCTGCAAAGAACACCGCCGCTGTTGAGACCGTCGAGACCGTTGAGGTTGTCCCGGACGCTACCGCCGAGCTGGGCGCCGCTGAGGCGGAAGCCTCCGGCAAGCGGGTCGAGGTCGAGCACAACGGCAAGACCTACTTCGTGCCGGCCCCGCTGGACTACCCGGTCGACGTCGTGTTCGCCGAGAACGACTTCGAGGCCATCCGCCTGGTCCTCGGCGAGGAGCAGTGGCAGGAGTACCGGAAGTCCCGCCCGACGATCCGTGACTTCCAGGAGTTCAACGCGAAGATCAACGAGGCCACGGGAAACTAAGCCGAGCTGTCTATGTCATCAGGAAATACCCCGAGGAACTGGAAGCAGACTTGCTCCAGCATTTCGGGGTTGACCTACTCGACCTGTGGCATGGGCAGCTCTCTCTCCGGCGAATCTCCGTCCTGATCAACTCTCTCCTGAACCAGCCGGGTCGTTCCGTGCTGGCGGCCGTCTGTGACGTGGCTGCCGAGTGGTCAGAGAATGAATATTTGTTGGCTCGGATCTCTGACGCCCTTGAGCTGAACAACTGGCTCTTCATCCAGGCGAATTCTGCTGAAGGTAATGACATGCCCGCACCGGAGCCGCTTCTGCGGCCGGGCCAGGAAGAACCTGAGCCTGTCGCCGAAACGCACGCCTCCACACATGAGGTGGTGGATTTCTTCACTCGAATGAATAACCTGTAAGGGGGGCCCATGGCCGAGGGCAGTATCAGGGTCGGTAACGCCTACATCACCATCACCCCCGACCTGAATGAGGCACAGCTACAGGCTCAGTTGGACAAGGCGAAGGCTTCCATCGCCAGGTTCTCCGGAGAGCGGGAGCTGCTGGCCAAGCAGACGGCCCGGCTCGAAGCGAAGCTCCAGGCTTGGGTGACTGCCCAGTACGGTGCGGAAGCCGCGAAGCGTGTCGCGGCCGAGAAGGCTGCGATCGAGGCGCGCAAGAAGCTCTCCGGTACCGAGACAGCCAGCTATCTGAAGGCTCTTGGGACGGTGACCACCGCCCATGCGGCAGAGCTGGCCAAGCAGGAGAAGCGCCAGGCCGAATACTCCAAGTACGTCCGCACCTCCAACGAGCGCATCGCCGCGCAGGAGGCTAAGGACATTGCGGCCTCCGCGAGTGCGGTTCGCGCTGGTCTCGCTGCCAAGGAGAAGGCCCAAGCCGCCTTCGAACGCTCCGTCAAGGCACACAACGCGCGTGTAGCTGCCCAGGACGCCAGGGCAACTAGGGCCATCGAGGCCGCTGAGGCGGCGTCTCTCCGCAGGAGGGAGAGGGAGCAGGCTGCGTCTCTCCGTAAGAAGGAGAAGGAACAGGCTGCGTACGCGAGGTACGTCGAGGCGTCCAACGCCCGTATCGCCAAGGCAGAGCGGGCGGCTATTGCGGAGTCTGCTGCTGCACTGAAGGCGGCCCGTGCGGAAGAGGCCACTCTCCTCAGGGCCCGTGAGGCTCGGATCACGACCATGTCCCGGCTGGTCATCCGGCAGGCGTCCATGGAGGCCGCGGCGCAGGCCGCGGCAGCTCGTACGGCGCAGGCCGCTTATACCTCGGCGTTCAACACCCGCCAGGCTCAGATCCTCTCCACGATGGAGATGCAGCGGGCTTCTCAGCTCCAGGCCACTCAGGCGACCCTCGCACAGGCGAAGGCTGACAAGCAGGTCGCTCAGAACGCGATCAGGCAGAGCAATGACACCCGGAAGGCTCTGACCTCCAACGCACGGGATGTCAATAAGAGTTGGACGAAGGCCACCCTCAACATGGGTGGCAAGCTGGGCAGGCTCGGCACTCAGATGACCGAGTTCGGCCGCACGGTGCAGCGGTCGTTCGTTACGCCTCTGGCGGCGGCGGCCGGCGCTCTGTCGTACTTCGGTATCAAGGCTGCTGACTCGATCGTCCAGTCTCAGACTGCGCTGAGCAGTATGGGAGTTGGCGGAGCTGCCAGTCAGAAGCAGCTCGAAGAGCTTCAGCGGTTCGGTACCAAGACGCCTTACAGCGTCGAGGACATGTTCACCTACGGTGCTCAGTACACGCGCGCCCTGGCCACCCACACTAAGGGGTATTACTCCGAGGACGCGAAGAAGCGTGCGGAGGCAGCCGGAAAGGCGTCTCAGCAGGCTACCGAGCTGGTTGAGGCGATCGGCAACCTCGCGGCCTTTGGCGGCGTAACCGACGCCGCTCAGGTCGAGCGCGCCATGAGTGCTGTCGCCAAGTCGATTGACTCCGGCCGGGTCAGTGCTGTCACTCTCAAGCAGCTTGCCAACAATGCTGGCCTCCCCCTTCAGGAAATGGCCACGATCTTCGGCTTCACCGACCGTGCGTACTCGGAGAAGGACCTGAAGGCTAAAAGGGCCCTCGCCAAGAAGAAGGGCGTCACCCTCAAGTTCAAGGAGGGTGACGAGTACAGCGCCGCTGCTCAGATGCGTGACTGGATCACCGCGGGCATGCAGACCGGCGGCATCTCCGGTACAGCCCTTCACGACATGCTCATCGAGCGGGGCAAGGACATCGGGTCCGGCGACCCGAACAAGGCACCGGCCGAACGTCTCGGCGGTGCGACCATCAGCGCCCGCATCGCGAACATGGGAGAGCAGGCGAAGTACAGCCTTTCCGACCTGTTCATATCGCCCGTCGGCGAGGGCAAGAACAAGAAGTACGAGTACACGGGTGCGGGCAAAGCCCTCATGGGCACAAAGCACGTGGACAAGAACGGCAAGGTCACATACGAGGGCGGACTGCTCAACACCGTAAGCGACGTCGCCAAGGACCTGAAGAATCCCTCGGGCAAGGTGGTTCAGGAATTCTTCGAGGGCCTGACCACTTTCACTGACTGGATCAAGAAGACGGTCGGTTTCCTCAAGGACCACCCCGCCATCACCGACATGGTGATCAAGGTCGGGAAGTTCGCGGCCGTCATCGGGGCCGCAGCTCTGGCCCTGGGCACGCTTGCCAAGCTGTTCGGCTTCATCACCAAGGTGATGTCTCCTCTGGCCGGCCTCGTGAAGGGCACGGCCAAGACTGTCGGTCAGGCGACGGGTATCCGCTCCCAGACCGACGCTCAGAAGGAGGCGTCGGAACTCCGGGACCACGCCAAGGCCCAGGCCAAGCGGGACCGCAAGGAAGCCCGCGGAGCGGCCAAGGCCGCCAAGCGGGACGCCATCAGGGCGGCCCGGACCGAGTCCGAGAGTGATGAGGAGTTCAACGAGCGGCGGGCGCGGGCCAAGCGTGAAGCCAAGCAGGCCCGGAGGGCGGCTAACCAGAGCGCCAGGACCACCCGTACGAACGCGCGGAACCAGGCTCAGGACATCCGGCGCCATGGGCGCGACAGCACCAGCTACGCGGACCGCTACAGGGAGCGTCGAGCCAACCTCAGCGGTGGCGACGACCGGAGCGTTGCTACTCGTGCGGTGGACAAGATCCGTGGCAGGAACAGTCAGGTCGAGAAGATCGACCTGGACACTGAGGAAGCCAAGAAGAAGATCCGGGAACTGGAATCCTTCATCGAAGGCATGAAGTCCATCATCGACAGTGTTCGAAGCAAGGACTTCAAGCCGCTTGCCGATGAACTGGCGGGCAAGGACGGCAGCGTTCAGGCGATGGCCCAGAAGGCCGAGAAGGCCTTCAAGGACTCCGAGCGTGCAGCTGAGACCCTGAAGGGCCTCAAGCTCTCGGCTCTCAACAGCGAGTTCAACTCGGCCGCGGAGAAGGGCGACAAGTTCAAGTCGTCCACGCATCAGGGCGAGGTCGCTGTCTCTGAGCTGAATCAGCAGAAGCTCAACCACGTTGGCGGGGAGTTCAACGAGACGAAGCAGCGCGTCAAGCTCCTGATTGCCGCCGTGAAGAGCGGCATGACGGAACTGAACCAGCTCGACGAAAAGACGCTCTCCAACCTGAAGTCCCAGATCAGCAATGTGAAGGACGAGGCGGAGGACACCTCCAAGAAGGTGGGTTCCGGAGAGTCTTCCCTGAACAGCCGTATCGCCAAGCTCAACTCCCTGGAGACAGGGAAGATCGTCAAGCAGATCGACAACCTGAAGGAGAAGCTGAAGGACACTGCGACGCAGGCGACGACCCTCAACACCCAGTTGGGCAACATCTCGTCTCACGCGCCGAGCGGTAAGAACCCCAAGACCACCAAGCCGAAGAAGACCAACAGCGCCACAGGCGGCGTCCTGCCGGGCTACACCCCCGGCGCGGACGTGCATCACTTCGTCAGTCCGACGGCCGGCTCGCTCCACCTGTCTGGTGGCGAAGCGGTCATGCGGCCTGAGTGGACTGAGGCTGTGGGTCCCGGGTTCGTGAACCAGATGAACATGCTGGCTCGCACCCAGGGCTCCGCAGGAGTCCGCAAGGCGATGCGTTTCGCAGGGGGCGGCGTCCTCGGCAAGCTCGGCCTGGACCAACTCACCGACATGGTGAAGAACTTCCAGATCGGGCCTGACGTGCTCGGTGCGGTCAACACCATGACGATGGACAGCACGTCCCGCGGCCTTGGTGGTGCCGCTCAGAAGGGCGTCGTGGGCTCCGGCACTGATGGATCGCACTTCATCGGCCGCGACCTGGCCGACAAGTTCAAGGGCATCTTCGACTTTATGACCCGGGACTCCTGGGACATTCTGAAGAAGATACCGATTCCTGACGGCTGGACTCAGCTCATCGGCACTATCGGCGGGGCTATCGGCCCTACCGCAGGCACTCTTTTCTGGGATGACGTCTGGAAGGGTAACGGGAACGTCCTCGATCGTGGTGGGAAGTTCCTGAACGACCTTCTCAGTTGGGATTCCGTGAAGAGCGTCGTAGGGGATCTCTTCGGCGGTGCCTGGGACTCTGCGAAGTCGCTCGTATCCGGAGGAAAGGCCCTCTTCACTGACCCGATCGGGTTTGTGCAGGATGGTGTCTCCGGCATGTGGGACATGGCCGAGGCCGAGTACAACGGCGTAATCTCCATGGTCAAATCTGCTCGGGAAATCTGGAACAACCCGATGGATTATGCGTCTCAGGTCGTCGGGGATATCTACTCCACGGCGAAGGATTCCCTCCCGAACCTGAAGGGCCTTTTCGACTTCGGGGACGGAGGTGTCTCTGCTGTAAAGCCGGACATGGCCGACAAGATTGCTGCGATGATCAGCGAGCCTGGATCGGGTGACAATGTCACGCGATGGACTCCCCAGGTCAAAATGGCTCTGGCTCAGCTCGGACTTCCGGCTGACGCCCTGAAGTTGGTCCTTCACCGAATTGGCGTGGAGTCGGGCGGTAACCCGAATGCAATCAACAACTGGGACTCCAACGCTAAGGCTGGATACCCAAGTCAAGGGTTGATGCAGACCATCCCGCAAACGTTCAAGCGGTGGGCCGGACCGTACCTTTCGCGAGGTATTACCGACCCGATGGCCAACATCTATGCAGGCCTCAACTATGCCGTCCATCGCTACTCCGACTGGCGAAAGGCTCTTTCCGGTAACAAGGGATACGCCACTGGCACCGACGGTGCCGCTAAGGGCTGGGCCTGGGTAGGCGAGGAAGGCCCCGAGCTGGTGAACTTCGGGGGCGGGGAAACCGTCCTGAGTCACCGGGACAGCATGTTGTCTTCGGCCAGGGTGCGGAGGGGTTACGCCTCGGGCACAGGGTCCACACGCACCACTGGTGTGGCGGCCGACGCCGAAAAGGGCGTCTCGTCGCTGAACTCTGCGGTGAAGAAGCTCTACGCGATCATCACTCAGGCCTTCACCTCGGGGAAGATCGGTTCTGGCACCGCCAACTCCTTGAACAAGTGGTTGGACGGTCAGAACAAGGAGCTTCAGAAGCTCGTCAAGGCCCGAGCTGATATTGCACCGAAGCTCAAGGAAGCGAACAAGAAGCTCACGGACATCAAGAAGGATGAAGCCGATATGGCGGACTCCATCTCCGATAAGTCCAAGGGCATGAGGTCTTTGACGGACATCTTCAACGATTCCGGAATCTCGACCTCTTCGGCGCTGTCCAGCCTGAAGCAGCGCCTTTCGGCGATCAAGTCCTTCCAGAGCGACATCACTGCGCTGACCAAGAAGGGGTTCTCGAAGGAAATAATTGCGGAGATCGCGCAGGCCGGCCCCGAGCAGGGCGACGCCATGGCTAAGGAACTGCTGAATTCGACCGATGCTCAGATGGCCGATTTCAACAAGACCTATAAGGCCATCGGTACTGCCTCTGACTCTCTCGGTAAGTCGGTGGCAGGTTCCTACTACAAGGCGGGTAGGGAGTCGGCTCAGGCTCTTGTCGACGGCTTGACGGAGAAGGACAACAAGCTGAAGAAGGCTATCGAGGGGATCGCTGACACGATCACCAAGACGCTGAAGAAGAGGCTCGGAGTCAACTCCAAGACGCCTGTCTCATCAGGGCTTGCGGCGCTTCTCACCTGGCTCACCGGGGAGTCGCAGGCGGTTAAGGGTGGCGGCTCAACGAGTGCGACGAAAAAGAAGACGACGACGGTAACGACGACGTATTCAACGGACTCGAAGGGTCGGAAGGTCACCACGGTCACCACGACCGTGCGGGACCCCGCCAAGGGAACGACGACCACCACGACCGAGCGCACAGTGGGTGGAAAGACGACCACGTCCACCAGGACCTCGCACACCAATCAGTACGCCTCAGGTACCCGCTCCGCGGCTCCTGGTCTCGCCCTCGTGGGCGAGCGCGGGCGTGAATTGGTGGACTTCGGCCGCGGAGGCGCACGCGTCTACACCAACCGCGAAACCGAGGGGCTGTTGGGTCCGAAGTACGAAATCCACATCCACGAGGCCAGGTCCGAGGACACGTCCAAGGCCGTGATTCGTGCGATGCAGTACGCAGAGACGATGGCCGCTCTGTAATCGACAAGGAGTGCTGAATGCCAATTCCCGCAGGTCCGTACACCCCTGAGAACGGGGAGTGGACCAAGAATCCGTTCATCCCGATTCCGGAGGACTGGCAGCACACCTACGTGTCGATTCGAGGAAGCAATGGTGAGGGGGAGGAGATCCCCCTCACCGGCTTCCAGAACCAGTCATGGCCGGCGATTGTCCTTCAGCCTGGAGTCTCGGGCCTAGACATGCCTCCGATGGAGTTGCATGCCAACGACTCCCCGAACCTGGACGGCTCGATGTATCGAGGGGTACGGACGGCCGCCAGGCCGGTCCTCCTGCCCCTCTTCGTCTACGGCATCGACCGCAAGACCTCGCGAGCGTTCAAGCGGAAGCTGGCCGACGCGCTCAACCCTAAGAACGGGTTCTGCGTGCTCACGCTCGTGGAGCAGGACGGCGTGGTCAGGCGCCTTCAGTGCTACTACGTGAGCGGCATGGAGGGGAACGAGGCCACGGGCGCCACAGGGTTCACCTGGACCTCGTACGGTATCCAGCTCGTCGCCTACGACCCTTGGTTCTACGGAGACACCGAGACGGAAGCGCACTGGTCCTTCGGCCAGGCGCTCCCGTTCCTCGGCAACCCGTTCCTTCCGCTGAAACTGTCCAGCGGAACCCCGGCATCCGGCGAGCTGATCGTCACCAACCCCGGCGACATCGAGGCGTGGCCCGTGTGGACCATCACCGGACCCCTGAAGAGCTTTACCTTCACCGGCCCGGCCGCGCCGGGCAAGACTCCGCCGAGCTGGGGCATCCCCGCCCAGCCGGGTGGGGCTGATGCCCTCCAGGCAGGCCGGACGCTCACCGTCGACTGCCGTCCGGGCTACAAGACCATCACCGACGACCAGGGAACGAATTATTTCCCCCTGCTGTCGGCCAATCCGAATCTTTGGTCGGTGCCTAAGGGCACGTCGACCGTACAAGCAAATCTCGTATCGGGCAGTGGAACTCCAACCGTGAAACTGGAGCTTTTGCCTCGCTATGCGACGTACTGACATGAGGTGTATATGGGCTATCGCGTGGAGGTGCGAGACGCTTCGCTGAACCGGATAGGCGAAATTGACACGTGGGTCTCACTGGACCTCGTGGTCCGCTACTGCCAGCAGGGATCGTGGCAGCTCCTCATGGAGGCCGGCACGCCGCAGGCGGACATGCTCCAGAAGGGCGGCGGCGTCGCCATCTACCAGGACGACGTCCCCACGCCGATCCTCACGGGACAGATTGAATCTTTCCAGCACTACTGGACGAACGACCAGCACACGAGCGAAGGAAGCCTGTACTTCGGCGGGAAGTGCGACAACAAGCTCGCCTACAGCAGGCTCGCCTACCCCGACCCCTCCAAGCCGGTCACTCAGCAGTGGGCGCCCGACAGTGAGTGGACCAGCGGCCGGGCAGTTTCCGGCCCGGCTGGTCGCGTCATCCGGGACGAGCTGAACAAGGCTCTTGGTCCTGGCGCTCTTGCTGGTCGGCGGATGGGCAACGTCGTCTTCGACGACGACGTGTTCTTCGGCAAGGCCGTCTCGGACCATCTGATCTGGGACGTCATCGGGGCCAAGCTCGAATCCTGGGTCGACAACACCGCCGGATACCGCTTCGTCTGGGACCCCAACGGCAGGTGCATCAACCTGCACTTCTTCGCTCCGCGCGACCTCTCCGCGGACGTCCGCTTCAGCCGCGAACTCGGCAACCTGCGCGAGCTGACCTGGGCCCTGACGGCCCCGAGTGTCACGCGCGTCATCGTGGCCTGCCAGGGCGCTGGAAAGAACCGGTACCTGTATCAGCAGATCGACACCGAGTCAGAGGCCGAATGGGGATTGCAGATCGAGCAGTTCCTAGACCGGCGAGATCTCCCCATCAAGGCAGACCCGGCAACGGGTCTGCCCATCAAAGCCGACCTCTCTGTCACGGACGAGGCATTCAACACGGCCAAACAAGCCGTACTGGACGCTGCCACCGAGGCCCTCACCGCAGGTGCCAAGAACGGAAACTTCCAGCTGTACCCGATCGACACCCCGACCCTCAAGTTCGGGCGGGACTACTTCGTCGGCGACATTGTCACGGTCGCGATTGACGGGGTCGAGTACAAAGACATCGTGCGCGAAGTTTCCATCACCGTGGATTCGGGCGGACAGAATTCGACAGTCTCTCCGAAGATCGGAGAACAGGGCTCAGGTAACCCTCTCAACCTGTACAAGACCGTATTTGAAATGCGCGAGAAGCTGCGCAAGCTAGAGGCGAGGATGTAATGGCAAACGAGGTAAGTTACCCATTTTCCGCCGATAGTGCGGGTGGCGGATCGCAGATGATGTCTCAGGCTCAGTGGCAGTTCATGGCCCGAGTCTTCGGCAAGGACCGCGTGGACTTCCGTCTTGAACAGACGGCTATCGACGCCTTCGCCCTCCCCTTCACGGCTGCGGTGACTGGTGCCACGACTGTCACCGTCACGCCCGGTAGGGCCGTGGTCGGCGGCTTCTACTACCAGCTCACCGCGACGGCGACCGTCACCATCACAGCCAATACCGGCTCGACGGGCCGCATTGACCTGATCGTCCTCCGGGCGGACATGTCCGCCGGCTCGGTGAACATCGGAGTCGTCAAGGGGCAGCCCGCGGCAAGCCCGAAGGCTCCGGGGCTCACCCGCAACTACGGCGGTGTCTGGGAGATGCCGCTCTATCAGGTCACCGTCCCGGCAAACAGCGGCGCACTCAGCACCCTCGGCGTCATGCCGTTCGATGCCCCCGAGCACATGGCCGTGCCCTGGAACGCGGTTGCGTCGACGGCCTACCAGACCAACGGTTCGTTCATGATCGACATGGACTCGAATAACACGGATACGCAGACGGAATACTGGATCGGCCGCGACGGCAATGTGATCTCCCGTGACCTCTCCAAGCCCCGGAGCTACACCCCGGCCCTGGTGAACACGGCGGCCCCTTCCTCGTACACCAACAGGGTTGGCCGCTGGCGCTGGATAGCCCCGGGAACGGTCTATTTCTCCGTGGAGATCGAAAACCCCTGGGAAGACACCAGTCCGAACAGCGGCTCGACTCAGATGGGATTCACCCTCCCCACTCCTGCAAGTGGCGCGACTGGCCAGACCTTCACAGGAGTTCTGTCGAACCCGTACCTCGGAAACCAGTTGCCGAACTTCGTGGAAGTGGTGGCCAAGATCAACAGGGACAGTTCCAGCCAGTCAGCCGCTTACATGTTCGTCCCTAGTCCGGTCAGGACCTCTGACGGTCTGGACTTCCTTACGTCCATTCCTCCGGTCTCTAAGCTGACGATCTCCGGGATATACGAGGCGGCCACCTTCGCCAACTAACCCGCCACTCACGAAGCAGGCTCCACGGCATCGCCGTAGGGGCCTTTTTTCATGCCCTTACGGAGGTGCCATTTGGCACGCAATCTTTTCGGCGGCACAGCCGACTCAGTAGCAGAAGACATAACCGGTGCCCGTGTCCCCAACGCGGTGGGGACCGTGTGGTCCGGCCCCTCGGCCGGCGCCTCCCAGCTCACCGACCTCACCGACATCAGCGGCGCCCCGCTCCTCCAGCTCCAGGCAGATGCCAGCGGGTTCGTCGCACCCTTCTACGGCCCCGACGGGTACGAGCGTCTGTGGGTCAACTTCGGCGGAGGCCGGGTTGCCCTGGTCTCCGTCACGGTCGGGGACCGCCTGAACTCCCACCTCTCGACTGCCGATGCTCACGGGGACAGGGCTTACACCGACTCCTCGGTGAGTGCGGCCGTGAGCACGCACAACGCGGCTACCAAGGCGCACGGCATCAACGGGGCTGTCGTCGGCACGACCGACACTCAGACCCTCACGAACAAGACCCTCAACGGCGGTGCTCTCAGCGGGACCTTCAGTGGGGCCCACACCCTCAGTGGGGCTGTTTCACTCACGGGTGGAGGGACCCTGACGGGAACCTTCAGCGGAGCCCACACCCTGAGTGGCGCCCTGTCGCTTACGGGTGGCGCGTCGTTCACCGTTGCCGCTCCCTCCAGTTCGGCAGCCACAAGCTCTACGGCCGCTTACCGGGCCGGTGTTGTGGGGGAGGGAAGCGACCGCATCCAGATCAAGGGTTCCGGCCTCATCGAGATAGGGGACGGCACCGGCTCCAGGGACACGAACATCTACCGAGGCGGGTCCAACGTCCTTGCGACGGACGACCAGTTCCGAGTACAGCGGGTCGCAACCACGGATGCTGCGTTTTCCTCCCAGCTTGCCGCGGACACCAACGCACGCTTCTACACCGCGACCGACGGCAAGCACTTCTGGGGAACCGGCACTGCGGCCCAGGACACCAACCTCTACCGCTCCGGGGTAGGCGCCCTTCAGACCGACGGCAACCTCGTTGTCGGCGGAGAACTGACTGTCGTAGGCCCGACGACGTGGACGTCATATGTGCCGGTCGTAACCAACGCCGGGTCGGCTACATGGAGCCACATCATCGGCTGGTACAAGAAGATCGGAAAGATCGTCCTCATCGAGGTCTATCTCTCGTGCCTTGCGGCAGGGTCGGGAACCACGAACGTCACTGTTTCCCTTCCGAGCACGCCTCTTCGAGACGGCGACGGAGCGGCCTCCACCCGGCAGATCCTCCCCGGATACGCAAGCGGCATGGTGGCCGGGACGAACACCACCGTTTCCGGCTCCTTCACTGCTGTATGCCTCGCAGGCGGTAGCGGCGCGGTCATCGACCAGCTTCGCGGCCCCACGGATATCCCCGTGCGAGGCGAAAACGTCGGCGCGTCCACCGTCATGACCTTCCAGGGCTGGTACAGGGAGGCGTGATGGACCTGACGAACATGTTCGAATACGCCGGTATGGCCTCTACCGCCATCGCTGCCCTGGTCCTGATCAAGGCGGCATGGCGGCTGAACACCGCGCAGGTCTGGAAAGAAGAGGCCGAAGCCCAGCGCACACGAGCTGACCGGCTCCTGGACGAGCTGTCAGACATCAAGGACCGACTGACCAGGATCGAGGACGAGAACAAGAGACTCGTCGAGCTACTGAAGGCCCTCGACCCTGAACGAATCAATTCCCTCCGCCTCTAACCCGCGGAGACGTCACGTGCAGCCCGGCCATGACCGGGCTTTTTTCATGCCCGGAGGTATGACATGGCTAGTCAGGCAGCAAAGGTCCTCTCGATCGTCAAGGACGAAGTCGGATACCGAGAGAGCTACGAAAATGGTCACTGGACCAATCATGAGAAGTACGCCGCGCAGGTGCCCGGGATGGTGTGGGTCAGCACTGGGGGCTACCCCTGGTGTGCCCTGTTCGTCTCGTGGGTCGCTCAGAAGGCCGGCCTCGCTGGCCTCTTCCCGCGCTCCGCGGCCTGCTCGTACGGAGTGGACTGGTTCAAGAACCGAGGCCGCTGGAACGAGTTCCCGGCCATCGGCGCTCAGGTTTTCTTCGGAAAGAACGGCGGCCAGCACACTGGCGTCGTAGTCGCCTACGACGCGACGACCGTGACTTGCGTTGAAGGCAACACAAACAACAGCAACTCGGCGGAAGGCAACGGGGTTTACCGGCTGGTCCACAAGCGCAAGGACGCTTGGGTCTACGGCTACGGCTACCCGAAGTTCACCGAGGGCATCACCACGGCCGACCCTTCCAAGAAGGACAAGGCCGGTTACCACTACGCCGCTTCGGCGTCGGCCCCCAAGTAAGGAGCCCACATGAATGAATTCGTTTCCCGGCACGGCGTGCGGCTCCTGGCCGTGGCCGCCGCCCTGGTCCCTGTCCTCACCGTGCTCTACCCCCAGACTCCTTGGGAAGCACTCGCCGGCCTGTTCGTCGCCCTTCTGGGCGCCGGTGAGGTCGCACAGCGACACGAGGACCTGAAGACTGCCGTCGCGCTCGACACCCCGCGCGACGAGCTGAAGGCGCTCCGCGCCACCAAGGACTGAGGTAGAGGGGTCTACCTCGGGTGATGAGAGACAGGACTGCCCCCAGCCTTCGGGCTGGGGGCTTTTCTGCGTTTCAGCCCTCTGGCCATTCCATCGCCTTCAGAGCTTCCACCGCCCGAGTTGTCTCTATGTGCGCCCCGCTGATGACTCTGAACTTCTCATCAGCTCCGGGCGTATCCGAGGTGAGCGCGAGCAACCGCGAGTGCAAGTCCGCCTCGTGAAGTTCCAGGCCCGCAAGGATCGCGTCCTTGTGCTTCCGCAGGAACCCATCCGAAGCGGACATGCGATTCAGTTTGATGCTCAGCTCTGCCAGCGACTCTTCCATGGTCAGTGTCAGCCGTTGGCCTTGTGGTACGCCTCGCGGATCGAGGCGGGGACGCGGCCCCGGTCGTTCACCTCCAGGCCGTTCTGCTTGGCCCACTCGCGGATAACCGCCGTGTCCTCGCCGGCGGGCTTGGGGGCGCCTCGTCGGGCGCCAGCAGCGGCCTTCGTGCTCTGCTTGCGGCCCGCTTCAACGAACGGGGCGAGAGCCTTACGCAGCTTGGCCGCATTCTTGTCGTTCAGGTCGATCTCGTATGACTTGCCGTCAATCGAGAATGCAAGCGTCTCGTCGGCGTCGCCGCCGGTCAGGTCGTCGGTAAGAAGTACAACAGTTCTCTGAGCCATGACTTAATTCTGCCTTCTGTATCCGCGGGAAGTGTATGGAATCACACAATTACAGGGCCCTGGGCGCCAATCACCCAGGGCCGATCTGTCAGAACCTCGTCAGGACTCCGTCGACGTACCCGAGCGGGACAGCGTCCGTGTGGGGGGCCAGCCCCTCGGGGTCATCGTGCCGATAGTGGTAGTACTGACCTCGCTCGTTCTCGGCTAGGACGAGGGGTTCAGCTCCGCACTCCCTGCACTTGAAGAACGAGAACTCCGCCATGCTGGCGGAAGGACTCACATCACTCGGGCTTATCAATGTCAGCGACAAAGCCTGCCTCCCAACTCTCTGCGCTGCTGGGATTCTGTCACTCCCCCGTCCGCTTGTACTCCTCGCATCGGCGCGTCCAGTAGCGCCGGGCGGCCTCGGTGTTGGCCTCCGCCGCCAGCTCCAGGAAGTTGGCCGGCACCTCGTACTCACCGGACTCCACCGCGGGCTCGTCCTTCGCCGGCTCGACCTCGGGGGTGTCGAGCGGAGACCAGTGGATCTGAGAGGTGAGCGAGGCCGTCAAGAGGACTTCCTCCGTGCCCAGAGCACAGATGTCGTACTTGCCTTCTCCGGTGTAGACGATCTCCGCCTTGCGCCACGTACCCGGCTCGGGGTGCTTCTTGCCAGCCTTGCCACCGAACCACAACACTCGCGTCTCGGCACGGTGCAGGCCCGGAAGGCTGCCGACGTTCCGCAGCTCCCCCTTGTAGTGGGAGACGGGGCCGTCCTCCTCCTGGGGCTCGTCCTCGACGACCGCGGCCTCGACCTCGTCCGGCTCCTGGTCCTCGTCGTCGTCCAGGGCCTCGCCCTTGTAGATCTCGGCGAGCTGCTTGAGCTGCTGCCCTATGCCGCCCGACAGAGGAGCATTGACGTTCCAGACGCGGGAAGCGAGCTTCACGTAGTCGGAGCCGCCCAGGACCGTCACGTCCGCGTCCAGGATTTCCAGGTCAAGAGCCTGCTTGGCCAGCTCCTCAGGAGTAATCGCATCCGGGTCATTGACTCGCACGTCGTACGCGTCGATCTCGTCGTCAAGGCCGACAAGCCCGTACTTCGCGCTGAGGACCATCACCCAGTCCCCGAGAGCGTCTGCCGCCTTGCGGCAAGCCTTGTGATAGCTCCCCACGTACATCTCACCGGCCGCAGCGCGGTCCGTGTCCAACTTCTTGCCCCCACAAGCCACCAGGATGAGGCGCTTCGGCTCAGAGGCCGGCGCCTCTTCCTCCTCCGGAGCCTGGTCCTCCTCGCCGGTCCCCAGGTATCCGTTGATGAGTCGCTGAAGGCTCTCGTGGGTCTCCCCGTAGGTGTCTACGAACTTCCTCGCGGACCTCTGAATGCTCGGGGTCGGGTGGCTGCGGCCCCAGTACCGGGCCCGCTCCATGAGCCACGCGAGAGTTTCCGGCCTGACTCGGCCACTGATCCCAGTGCCCCAGTTCAGACCCGCTATGTCTGCCTTCATGGCGCCACTGGCACTCAGGTTCTTGATCTCGTCCTGGTACATCCCCGCCAGGCTCTTAGGCGCCTTGATCTGGGTGCGGGTCTCTCGCGGGTCATCGGGCCGGTAGTCCAGCTCGTGAGCCTTCAGGAACGACTGCCCGGCCCGCTGGTTGTTGCCATTGCTGCTGTTCAGCCACTCACGAGCGATGTCCAGCGCGACGCCGAGTGCATCGTTCGACAGCTCGATGTCACTGGTGACCAGGAACGACTTACCGGCGTACTCCAGCCGCTCCACCTCCCTGCGGCACGTCGTCCTCAGATCCCACCCTGCACTGGTCGTCGGTGCCATCTCCTTCGCCACGTACCGGCGAAGCTGTCCGGGCACGGTAACCATGGGCATCTCGTTTTCCTCCTGTTTTCGGGCATCAAAAAGGCCGCCTACGTCGTAGGCGGCCGAGCAACAGATATGGGGGGTTAGTCAATCCAGACTTCAGTCTCACTGACGACGCGGATGCGGCTCGCGTCGCCTCCCGCAGCCCTGAGGGCTGCCTGCCACACCTCGGGATGGACACGCAGCACTGTGACCGGCCCACTCGCTGGCTGATCCTTCGTACGGGTGAGAGCAGCCCGCCGGACCTTGCGGTCCCTGCGGGCCTGCTTCTCCTCCTGGTCCAGCCGAGCCCACTCCACCGCCGCACGCTGGGCGGCGGTGGAACTGAAGTCCTTCAGGCTCGGTTCCTTGTGCATGAGATCCCTCAGAGGAGATGGGCGAGCGGGTTAGCGGGCACGACCGGCGCCGCCGGGCGGGCAGTCACGGCCTTGACCCTCTTCACCTTCTTCGGCTTCTTCACCTTCTTCGGCTTCGGAGCCGGGGAGGTAATCACTCGCAGGTGGGGGCGCTTTTCAACCGTTTCCGTCAGCGTAACGCTGGGGGTCTCCTCCTGCGGGGCAGGCGCGGCCTCCTCGACCTTGGCCGGCTCCTCGGCCTTGAGCAGCCGGTACATGATCGGCTTGGCTCCTCGACCCGGCTGGTTCAGCTTGTAGACCTCGACAGTGTCCATGTCCTCAACCGCTTCCTTGATGGCTGCGGCACTGCCACGGGTTCCAAGGGCCCGGAGGAGAGTCGTGCTGGACGCCTCCCCGCCGTAGCGGGAGAGGACGTCCGTGATCAGCTCTTCCATCGTCTTCATCGGCTTGACCTCCCCCTGAAGAGCAGCGTCTTTGACCAACTTCTCCACACTGGTCATGGAGTACTCGACAAAGGCCCACGCCGCCTCGATCGCCCCTCGGCTGATCTCGGTGCTTCTCTCCGTGGCCGCCAGGACGGCGGCGATCCGGTGAACCTGCTCCGCGGCACGCTCCATGTAGGCCGCCAGCAGTTCGGGCATCTCGGCCATGCGGTCCTCGATGACGGCCCTCAGCTCATCGAATCGCTCACCGGCCTCGCTGCTGAACGAAATAACTCGCTCGTCGGTGATGGCCCAAACGTAGGCGTCCTTCAACGCCTTCCCGTCGGCGAACTTCGGGGTGTGCCGGTAGGAGAGCATCTTGGACCGCTCGACCAGGACCGGAAGCAGGCGGTTGAAGCTACCGCCCAGGGCGTCACTCGCGGATACGTACTTGGCCCACTCACCAGGGGTGATGTGCCCGTGAAAACCGACCAGCGGGCGAATTACGGTGGTGGTGCCTTCCTTCTTCGTGGAGTTGCTGATCGTCTTGCCGTCCCACGCCGTACGGAACAGCGTCGAGAACTTGGAGCATCGCTTCTGCGTTCGCAGGACGGAGGCCCACTCCTCCTCCACGACCATGGCCCGCCCGTCGACACCGCCCTCAGTGCCTCGCGTGTCCAGCTCCAGCTGAGACAGCTGGTCGACGAGCGCGGGGCCCGACCCGATACCGCTCTTGGTCCGCCCCTCCAGGTATCCGCCAATTGCCTTGTGGAGTACCTGCCGTGCGGTTCCGAGCGCGTAGCCCTTGCGGCCGATGGCCGAGCGGCCGGCGAGCACGGTCCACACGACGACCGGCCGCTTGTTCTCCAGGACCACCCGCCGACTGATCGCGGAGGAGTACAGCGAGAGGGAAGCGGCCCACACACCGATGGGGTCGGCCTCACTGGTCGGCATAGCGGCCTCTACCGCGTCGCCGAGCGGGCCGTACTTCATCTGGTCGAACGTAATCATTGTGCTGTTCCTTTTCTCGGTTTCAGGCTGCGGCGGTGTCGGGGGTGGACTTCAGAAGGTCGGCGAAGTAGCCGCGGAAACGCTCACCGTGCTCGTCGCACATGTCGTACTCGTCGCCCATGATGTTGATCAGACCGGCGGCCTCCTTCTCGACGCCCTTCTTCGCGCAGGCGTCGCACGTGCGGATTCGGATCTCTCGACGTGCCATGACGGGCTCCTTCTCTCGTATGACGATCTCTTGCGGGGGGATTTCTTCGTAGAACTCGCGGACGCTTTCCGGAATCTCCGGGAAGGTGTACGTGACCTTCGGTAGTGGACGGCGCATACCGGCGTATCGGTTGACGGGTGCAGTAAAGGCCCGCCGCTCGATGCGACGGGCCTCCTTCTCGCCCTCCTTCTCGTGGTAGATGTACCGGTATCCGTTCCAGATGGCCCCTGTCGGCTTCTTTTTCGCCGCTCGCCGGACCGCAGCGGCTTTCGCGGCCTTCTTGGTTCCGTACGCCTCGGTCAGCTTCGCCTTGACGTTCCGCGTGTGAGCGGCTTCGAGCTGGGCTTCGGTCTGGACTCGCCCTTCCATCTCAGTGCGGACGGTGTAGGAGACTCCCCACACCGCGAGAGTCGTCTCACGGAAGTTGCTGGGCATGAATGAATTACCTCCCCTGATAGTTCCAGCGCCCATGGAAAAAGCCGGACCCGATCGGGTCCGGCCTCGCCATCAGCTATGGAGCTACGTCAGTTGCGGCGGTCGCCCTTGTAGATGTCGCCCTCTACGTACGTGACCTTCGAGCCGTCAGGCGCCTGCATGGCGAACCAGTACCGGGCCTTGGACCACAGGAATCCCCAGCCGGCCTCGTCCAAGGCGTCGGAGAAGTCGTCTCCGTCTCCGCCCGCGTAGAAGCCGTCAGCGGCTATCGAGTCGTGCTTGTAGGGGTTCCGCTCCGCGGAGAGAATGCGGACCACGTCGCCCGCACTCTTGGCCTCCTTCAGCTCCGCGAGCTGTCCACGGACGGTGATCCAGAAGGGGTCAGTGCTCATGATTCGTTTCTCTCTCTCGTTTAGCCGTAGACAATTTCGCCGAGCGTGACCATCTGCATGACCTCGTCGGCCGTGGCCGCGTCGAAGTCCGCGTTCTCGGGGTCCTTCAGGAACTCGCGGCACTCCAGCTCCACGGAATCGGTCGCGTACTTCACGTCACCTTCCGCGAGTCGTCCCATGGCTCCGAGAATCATGGAGTGCGTCACCATGACGTTTCTCCAGTCGCTGTCGCCGTCGAGGACGGGGACCATTACGTGCCAGCCGTGCGGCGCGTCCTCCCGCCGGTCCCAGTCGGGCCGGACCGGCCCCCACCACGAATGAATGTCGAAGGACGATCCAAATATGTGGTCGTAGGTGTCCTGCTGCGTTGGCGTCATGTCCGCCAGAAAATTCTTTATTGCACTCACTTGTTCGCTCCGTACTTCTGACGCTCCCGGTTGGACATGACGGCGGGGCTGATCCACTGGAAGAAGCCGAAGCCGCCGAGCGTCTGCGAGAGGCGGGCGTGAAGCGGCGCCTTGTTGGCGAGGCCGTGATAGACGGCCATGTCGAACTGCATGACCGGGGGGTCGTAGTCGAAGGGCTCCGAGGACACACCCCCGTACTCGCCTTCGAGGGGCTTGCCCTCGTGGTCCAGGAGCGCCAGCTCGTACCGGTCATCGCCCGGCGTCCAATGGACGACGGCCACGATATTCATCAGGTTCTCGGGGATCATCCCCACGGCCATGTGCGTGTGCTTCACAGTCCCTTTGCCTTCTCGTATGCCTCGATGACCTTTCGCGGGATACGGCCCCGCGTGCCGACGAAGAACCCGTTCTCAGGGCCCCACTTGCGCATGTCGCGCATGAGTTCTTTGTGCTGTCGCCATTTCTCGGCAGCGGCACGGCTCTCAGCGGCTCTACGCTCGTCTTCTGCGCGTTTCTCGCGCTCTCGCGCCTCGCGCTTCAACTCCTCCGCTCTACGTTCCTTGTAGAGGGATATGAGCTGAGGGAAGAATTCCCGCTTCTGCCAGTCCTCGTGGCCCTCGGTCATTCCGAGCCACGGTTGCCGAAGGCACCAGGCGGCCACGTCTTCCGGGTCGTAGTCGAGATCCACGACGACCGGGCGAACCGGCGGAGGAGCTACGTCACTCATTTCGTGAACGGTGACAGCACCCTTGAGCTTCTTCTTTTTCTTCTTTCCCTTTCCCATACGTCTCCTCTCCAGCGGCCATGGGAAAGGCCCGAACACTGAACCTGTTCGGGCCTCTCGGCAAAGCGGCTAGCGAGCGATCAGGCGGGCTCTCACGTGCTTCTGCCACTGCGGGCGAAGGTGCGCCATAACCATTTGGCGCGCGGGCTCATCTCGCCAGACGCGCCGATCTCCCCAGACCCAGAGCATGAGGTCGCCAGCCTCGCGAGACACGGTCACCGTTGCGTTGTCGGCATCGCGGAAGGTGACCCACAGTTCGTGCCACTCGTCGCTCCGCTCGTTCAGCCACACCGTGTCGGCCTTGGACCGGGTATAGGCCGCCGTGGCGTCCGCGAACAGGTGGGCCACATCGGGCGTTATCTGAAATTCCATTACTTGCTCTCCTCCAGGATCTTGCGGGCTTCGGCCGCAAAGTCGATGAACGTGTCTCGGGCGTCGTACGCGTAGTCCTCGTCCATCTCGTCGTAGTCGCCCATTTCCCAGTCCTCACATGCCTGATCTCCGGGAATCGGGTCATAGGTCTCCAAGTTCTCTCGGAACGCCTCCTCCCGGTTCTCCTTCCAGTGCTTGTGTGCCTTGACCAGCTTTTCCAGGAACTTTCGATCAGCTTCAGCAGCGGCCAGCTTGCGCTTGACGTGCTTGGGGAACTTGCGGGACATCAGGCCTCAACCTTCTTGAGCTTGTGGAATTCCTTCACCTGAGCCCACCGACTACCTCTGACTTCGGGGGTCCAGCAGACGTGATAGACCGGATCGACAGAGGCGAAGAAGTCCTCTTCGACCGCCATCACTTTTCCGATCCGTCCGCGCCGTCTCGGGTGCGTGACGCGGTCGCCAATCTCGAACTTGTGGGACATGGCTTTCCTCTCTGTCGGTCGTCCGTGGCGAACGGCCGGGATTCCCGGCCGCCACCAAACAGGGACCGATAGAGGTCAGGCCGCGATCAGGTCGGCATTGAGTTCGAGGTAGAGGTCGTGGTGCGGGTCGTCGTCTTCGAAGTCGGAATGGGCGTGGCCTTCGAGGAAGGCGTTCGCGAGTTCGCTCAAGCCCACAGCGCGGAGGAGTTCGACCAGGGCGTCAGTCTCGGGGCACGTGAAGTGCCCGGCGGCCTCGACCGCAACGCAGCGGCCCCATTCGTCGTCCAGGTTTCCGGCGGCAGCGATGATCCGGCCGAGGTCGAAAAACCTCATGGCATGTGCGTCTACGGTGTTAGGCATCAGCTTGTGCATGAGTCGGCGAATGAAAGTGCGCATGGTGAACCCTTCTGCGTTTGGGCATGAAAAAGGCCCGGAGAGTGGCCGGGCCGCGAAGTGGGAGGGGGGGAGCTGCTAGTAGTCGCTGCTCAGGACGTAGATCGTCGATCCGGAGTCGCTGCGGACCTGGATCGTGTGGACCGCGCCCCCGTTGATGTCGCTGTGTGCCATGTCTTCCGCGATGGCGCCCAAGTGACTGTCCTTGATGTCCTGGGGGATGTCCTTCCGCTCTTCGAGCCGTTCGTAGTGCCACTCCGAGACGGCGCGGACTTCCGACCACTCGTCCGACGTGTGGAGGAGAGCGTCATCGATCAGGTCCGGGATCTTGTCCGGCTCGTGACCGGTACCTAGGAAGTAGGCCACCACCGCGGAGGGGTGCTCGCGCAGGAGGCCAGCGATCTCGGCAACGCGCTCGATGGACTCGTACTCCGAGAGGCTGACGCCTCCGAAGCCCTCGTAATCGTGGATCGCCCATTCCTCCGCCGCGTCCCCGTACTTCAGGAAGAGCGGGGACTTCTCCAGCATCGCGGCCACCTCTTCGTGGATCGCGTCGGCGTCCTGGTCCGCATCGATCCACTCGCCATGGAGGGTGCCTGCGACGTAGTCAGCCAGGCTCGCAACGTAAATGCTCGGCACGTTCAGACCTCTTCTATCTTCCGAACCCGCATGGTGTGGAACGGGTCCCTCAGTTCCCAGTCCCCGTGCTCGTCGCAGTACGACGTGGACAGCCACCTGCGGTGCCCGTATCGCTCCATGTCGATCCAGCGGGTTGCGGGCGCCTCGCACCACAAGGAGTGGCAGCCGACCCGGTCATCCGGCAGTGTCTTGGTCTGCGAGACGCTGCCCGCGGTGCTTCCCTTCCCCATCAGAGTCCCCTCTCGCCCTTCCACTCGTTCACGTCCACCGCGTAGTTCTCCTCGATGACGTCCTCGATGGTCGCGGTCATCTCGGACGCGAGGATGGTCATGGTCGCGTTGACCATGAGTGCGAGGATTTCCTCCTGCTCGTCATCGATCTCGAATTCGTCGAGGATCATGCCCATGGCCGCATCCACGGCCTCGGACACGTAGTGCTCGGTGTAGGTCCGCACTTCGCTCATCTCGTCACCACTCCCACTTGCGTGCGTCGTCGGGGTTGATCCAGCCCTTACGGCCGGACACGTCTTTGATCTCGATCAGGCCGTGCGCGGTGTACCGCACGACCCGCACCGGCTCCCGGCACAGGGAGCTGCGGTCGTAGATGATCTGGTGCCGCCTGAACGTCTTCTCGCTCACTTCTTCTCCCTAACGGACGCGCTTGGACTGGTTCTTGTAGGTGCGCCAGATCTCGGCTTCGACCACCGGTCCGCGACCGGTGAAGTTGTAGTCGAAGGCCGTGCGGAAGACGTAGTCACGGAGGATCTTCAGCGTCTCCGTACGCGACTCCGTCGCGGTCTCACGGGAACGCAGGTTCCGCCAGACGATCGTGTAAGGCTGTGTCGGGGGCTTGCCGAACTGGACGTTGCCAACGGCGTCAATGCGAACGGTCACAAAAGATTCCTTCCGAGGACGTACGGGCAGGGAGCTGCACCTCGACGCCGGCCGAGGTGCCTCGCCCAATCCAGACGTGCTCAGCGCAGGTACTTGCGCTTGTAGAGGTTCAGCTCGACGAACACGGGTGGGAGCCCGTACGAAGCCGCGTAGGTGACCGCTGCCGCGTATGCGTCGAAGCGCCGGTGCCAGGCCGGGCCGATGTGAGCGATGTACATGCGTTCTCCTCAGACCAGCTCGGGGATGACGTGGTTGGCTTCAAGGCAGTCGAGGAGGACACGCGCCATGTACTCGTGCGTGTGAGGCATCCCGCTGCGCAGGTCGGTGCCCGCGTAGAACGGCTCGTCGTCGCGAAGCACGCGGTAGTACCAGTCACCGTCGTACGACTCGCCCACGCCCCCACCACCGGCCTTCGCGATCTCGACTTTCAGGCCGGGACGGTCCTCGGGCTCGTAGACGAACTCCGCCTCGTAGTCCCACCGCAGGTGACATGCGCCGTGGTATCCACACCCGGAGCCGTCGCAGTAGCCCGTGAAGCAGTGCTGCGTTTCCGCGGGGTTGCACTCGTCGTTCTCGCAGCCGTCGCACTTGAACGGCTCGTCGTCCAGCGGACCGATGTCCGAGACGCCGCAGCAGTCGCAGTTTCGGTATCCGTGCGGCACGTCCCGGCCGCTGATGACCTGCGCGGCGGCGCGCTTGAACGCCTGCTGCTGGTGCCAGGACATGTCGGAGTAGGGCAGGGTCATGATGTTGAGCCTTTCGCGTATCCTGAGACGCGAAAGGCCCGGATACCTCTTATATCCGGGCCTTTCACTTACCTACCTACGGGACTTACTTGGGCATGAAGAAGCGGAGTGGTTCGGGCCTGCCGAACAGGCCGCTCTCCGTCTGCCACTCCCACCACGCACGCTCATCCCGCTCCAACAGGATGTCGCTGATCATCTGCGTGGTGAACTTGTGCCAGTCCGCCTCACCCTTGGCCATGTGCACGTAGTCCGCGCACAGTTGGGCCGTGGTCCTCTTGCGGAGGTGCTGAGACAGCAGTTCCGCGTTTATGCGTTGGGGCATGTCGCCCTTTCACTACACCGGCTTCGCACGACGCTTACCGGATTCCGCCAAGCCCCGAAGGACATGACGGGACCCTGAGAGAGTCAGCGGCTGAACAGGTAGTAGTTCTTGGCCGGGATCAGTCCGCCGCCCATGGCGACGGTGCCGCGCACCATGGGTTGGGTCCGGCGGGTGAGTTCAGCCTCAGCACCCCAGCGGGCAAAGTCCTCGTCGGTGTTGCTCTCACGGAATGCCGCGTATGCCTTGCGGTCGTTGATGACCACGGTTTCCTCCCGGGTGTGGTGTGTCAGTGGTTGTTGGCGAGCCAGTCACAGGCGGGCTGGAAACCCTGGTCGCAGTCGTCCTGCTTGGAGTCCGCGAAACCGTCGTTGAACGACGAGACGGGGGGCGCGTGAGCGGGCTCGGGTGTGAAGCTCGCGGCGCCCATCAGGGCCGCGACGGTTACGACAGCGGCCACCAGGCCGCGACGGATACGCGGGTTGCGCATGGTTCTCCCTGAGATCAGTGATAGCACAGAATCCCCGAACTCAACTTTTCGGGTATGGGTGTGCGTCAGTACAGATTGCCCATGCGGTCGACCGCGACCGCCTGAAAGGCGCCCGTGATGACGTTGCGGCACAGGTAGTGCCGCTTCCCGTGGGCGTCCCTCATGGCGGTGCGGAGCTGCCACACACGACCGTCGTCCATGCCCCGCACGTGGCACATGCGGCGCAGGTTGTTGAACATGTCTCGCTCGAAACGCATGGACACTCCCGAGTTGGTTTTGGGCAGGGCACTGCTCACGCAATGGTGAAAGCGCACGAATGAATTCATTCGTGCGCCAACATCACTGAGTGCTCAGACCAGGTCGAGCGGGATGGACGTCACGGTGCTGTTCCCGAAGCCCCACTTGGGGTCCGGGTACCGGGACCCGTAGCCGCTCATCACGGGCTCGGGCTTGGCCACGATGGGCAGAGTCCTGACCTGAGGCCGGCGTCGTCCGGCCGTGAACACGAAGTTCCAGCCCTTGCGGAAGTCCTGGCGGTTGAGACGGAAGTGCTCCAGGAGCACAGCGAGCGCCTTACGGCGCATGTGGGGGCGAACGTTGGCGAGGGAGCGGGTGCAGATCTGCATTGGTACCTCCTCAGGTACTGGAATCCCCGAACTCAACTTTTGAGGCAGGGTTAAGCTGACACGTACTTCTTCAGGCGGTCCGGGACCTCAGCCACGAAGTGGTTGCCGTGGACCCGACGCCCCTTCGGCTCTTCCTCACGCTTCTTCCTCTTGGGCTTGCCGCTCATGACCCGCTTGACGTCCACCGGAGCCTTCACCTGCCGAGTGCCGGGCGTCTGCGGGCGCAGGTTGGACACGGGGAGCTGGGCACGCTGGCGCTCGTTGTGGCCGAACACGTCCCCCGCGTCGGCCTGGTCCACTCCTGCCACCATGAGGTTAGCCAGGCCGCTTACCGGGCCGAGCCGCTTCGGAGCCCCCAGGGGGCGCAGGCCGCTCACCTTCTGACGCATGGCGGACTTGTGGTCCGCCTCCAGGGCACGCCTGCGCATCTCATCCGTGATGCCCTTCGGATTGGACTTGAAGCGGGCACGCTTCGCCTCACGCTCCGCCTGGATCTCGCGCTGTTCCGCGTAGTGCGCCTGGCGCTGTTTACGGGTCATGTGGGCAACGTCCATGTGCCACCTCCGAGTTGAGAATTAATTCGTGTTGCACGGACAAAGGGCAATGCGCATGTCAGACATGCACAAAGCCCACGGCCCGTGCGGACCGTGGGTTAGGTGTTTCGTGTCTGGTCAACAGTCCAGACGCCGCTTACGCGGTTGCCAGTGTCTCCCCGCTCGCGCTCCCGCTTGCCCTCCTATGGCAAGCCTCACTGCGCATTAGTCCTCGCATCACGTTGTCTAGGTTTACAACCCGAAGGCCGTCGTCCCTCACGTGATGGCCCCAATGGGGGCCGGGTGCCAATACTGGCGTTGATTTAGCGTGCGCTGTCGTGTCATCCCCGCTCCGCCGTATTAGGTACGGGCGCTTAGGTACGTGCCGGGTACACCCGGGCTTCTCTGCACACGTCGGGCAGCGGCACCACCTTGCATGGCTTGCAAGGGGAAGCCTCCCCGGTGCTACGCACCGGATACGCCCTTTCTCACAGGTTGGGCCCGTGCCCGCTCGCCACCACCTACCAGGACCGCACCGCGTTCGGTTTAAGCGCACTCGATTGGTCTTACCCAACCTGCCCCCTCACGGATGAGGTGAGTTCCCACGGGATGTGGGAAGGGGTGACGCGCCCCGCGTCTGTTTGAATCCTGGCGGTTTGGTGGCCAACAAGTCGACACCCGCACCGCTATACATGTGGCACCTGCGCCGCTCTCACCGGCGCACCCACGGCGAGCCGTGGAGCCAGGGCATACGCCCGTTCTCAATGTCACGTGGCCTGTGGCGCTTCATCGCTTGCGCTCCCCGCCGGGCACTCCCGCTGCGCCCCCCGTGTTGCGGGGCGTTGCGGTGACAGACAGAACATTGGGGGATCCCCGAACTCAACACCAACTTTTGAATTCCTGACGGTGCGTCGGGCATTTGAATTCATTCAGACAAAGGGGCACAGAAGAGCCAAGCTCAATTCCGGCATTATTGGATAAAGGCAGGGATATGCCTGTGAGGGGCGTCACATTTAGTGGCCCCTGAATATGCGCCCATAGTGGACACGTCTAGACCAATTTCAAGAGAGGTCTAAACCAATTTAGCTAGGTAGTTAGCCTAACTAGTTATTGACCCGTTATTAAAAAGGGCCTTTTGTAATCGTTCTGTGCACCCAACCGTGATGAATTCGTTACCGAATTCACTCACTTATGCAGCCAAGACATCGGGTCAATTCAGACATTGATCCACCGTCAGTTTGCTATTCGCATTAGCAGGTCTATACCATTTGCTATTTGCGATTCGCATAAGCGTGGGTGCGAACGCGTTTGCTATTCATTTGTGCATCGTTTGCTATTTCCCCTGTCACTACCCGGCCACATAACGTGAGCCTGAATGAATGAATACACAGGGTGATAGCTATTTACGGGGAGTCATCTGAATTCACGGGGAATTTAGTTAACTCGACGTAATGTCACGCATACGGGGGTAATACTTTTATACATTCAGAAAGGACCCACCGGGGGTGCTGTCCTTCGATCGTGTACGAGTATGAAACAATCGCCCCTTCGGGCAATTTATTCATTCCCTGACACGACCACTGGCCTGCCGAGACCGACCAAAGGTCATCCTAGCATGGATCAAGGCCCTATACCTGTGACTTGAGTCTCAGTCTTGGGGGGTTTGGTCACAGATCGTCCCGTTTGACACCGACGTCTAAGTGTAGGCGGTTGGGTTTATACCCTCCCAACCGCACTCACAGGAGGGGTTGGCCCCCTCCCCCGCAGGAGGGGGCCGGCTGCTACTTGCTGACCTCGATCACGTAGGCCCTTGCGAACCAGGCTCCTACGTCTGCACTGTGAAGGTGGCCTGAGATGGCCCTATCTCCCTCTACTGCCATGACTGAATGAATGTGAACCTGGCCATTAGTGATCTCACCGGTACCAGACATCTCCGCGGGGAGAGCGTAGTTAGTGACGATGTCCTTGGAGGCATCGTCTTTCGGCATGGTAGAGACGGTAAAGGCGTCCACTGCTCCGATGAGTGAAACAATTGCCCCGTTTTGAATGCCCAGGGCTTTCACCTGCTCTGTAATTCCTGCGATCAGCTCATCATTCTTGACTTCGATGACATGCACTACATCTGCTCCTGGATCAGTAGAGGGCTCAGATCACGCAAAAGCTCAGCAGAGCACCAACGAGCCCCGGCATCTCGGGGATTTCGGGCCTCTGCTGCCAGTCTCGAAGCCATGAAGGGTGCCTCGGCCGGCATCGAGAAGGGATCGGCCACCACCAAGGCGGCCTGGGCGAAGTCCAGGCCACATGTACGTGCCAGGACAGCCGTCTTGTAGAGGCCCAGGGCCTCTGAGTCGTGTCTCAGGGAGCGAGCTACTCGGATTGCTTCGTCCTGCCCAGGCATCTTGGCGAGGATGCCTGCGGAGTTGACCCTGAGGACGGCGTCGGAGCCGTCTTCCATCCAGCCGCGGAGGCGTAGGACCGTGGGACGGTCCACCAGGGCCGCAATCACCAGATCAGTGCCGTGGGTTGTCTGTACGGTCGTCAGAGGGCCGGCGTCGGCCCCGGCCAGACTCGACACCAGCTCGGTGGCGGCTTTGCCGTGCGTTGCCGCCAGTGCAGTCAGGCTCATGAAGGCTCTGCGGTTCACCCTCGTGAGGGTAGCCTCGGCCTCTAACACCGTGCTAGGTACACCGAATACCGATGCCAGGTGGGCCAGCCAGTAGCGCCCAGGGACGACTTTGCCGCGCTCCCAGCGTTTCACCATGTCTCTGGCGGCTGGGGCATCTTCGCGCCCTGCCGCAGTGTTGAGAGCTTCCCCTAACCCGAGTTGAGACAGTCCTTTGGACAGCCTCAGGTCCCGGATCAGGTCCCCGATCGCCATGCGGCGATTATGCCCCCTCAGATGCCCCTCCCAAGCTGGTTGCGCTCAGGTAGACACAGAGGGTGAGCAAACCTCAGGGGAGATTCGTTGTGACGAGTGTGAGCGCAGAGCAAGACGTCGACGGCACCCCCCTCGACGTCGAGACGATCACTGCGACCGTCGAACTGACCTGGGAGATGAGGCTCGACACATCGACGCGCGTCGAGATCGACCAGAAGACTGCCCTCCTGATCGGGCACTTGAACCTGCTCGCCGAGGAGTGCCGGACTCTCGACAGGGAGAAGTACCCGCGGACTTGGCTGCTGCTGAAGTCAGTGGACAGGCACCTCGCGGGGGCCTCTCGGGCGGCTCGGTACGTCCTTGTGCACGACGCCTACCACTACATGCGGGACGCGGCCATTTTCACCAGCGCCCTCCTCAGCATGTACCGGCTCGCCGCGGAGAAGCAGTAGGCCATAGCCTGAATCAGGGAACCCCCCACACTGAACCTGTGGGGGGCTCTCTGCATTTCCGGCCTAGATGGAGAGCTGGAAGGTTCCGGCCTGGGAGGTCTCCGCGGCCGGTATCTCGGCACGCTTGATGACCTTCAGGTAGCGGCGGGCCGTACGGGGGGCCCGGCCGAGTGCCTTGCCGAGAGTCTCGGGGGTCACGTCCTTGCCGGCCTCTTCAAGGCTCTCGATGGCCGCATTCACCTCTTCCTCGGTCAGCCCAGGGCGACCGGGCTTGCCCTTCCGACGCGGCCCCTTGGCCGAATCGTCGTCGGCCTCGAACTCGTCGTCGGCCACATCCTCTACCTCGACCTCCGACGCGGTCGATTCAGGAGCGGCGGCCATGTGAAGCATGTGGAACGCGACTATCGGCGGGATGGCCGAAACGGCGCCGACCAGAATCCACGACGTTCCCATGTAGTCGGCCCTGATCCAGTGGGACACGTCCTGAGCAGTCAGGGCCAGGGCGAGAGCGGCCACGGCCCCTACTTGGGCCGACTTCCGGTTCGGCAGGCTCAGGCGCTTGGCCACGTCCGCTATGACGGCGGAGCAGGCCGCATAGACGGACACGCAGACCGGCATCCCCCAGGCCACATTGAGGGTGAACAGGCCGAACATGCTCACGGACTCCCACCCGGCCACTTCGGCGAGGTGGATCTCGCCGGGGATGGACATCAGGAGCGCGGTCAGAAGGACCACGGGGCGGCCGTATCTGAAGACGACCTTCGCGTACGGCGGCAGGTCGACACTGACAGTGGACATAACTCTCCCTTGGTTGGGGGTCAGGGTTTTTGTCACGCGGCTGCGATGAACGAGGCCGCGCGGTTCATCTCGGCCTGGCAGTTTCGGCAGACGCCGCCAGAGTGGCCGAGGGGGAATATGGCCTCGCAGACCTCGCAGTGAGCCCGCTCGACGGGAGCTGCTGCCTGCTGAGAGATAGCGGCCCGCACCGGCGTGAAGTGGGTCAGCCGGTGAGAGATCAGGGCAGGGACGGAATCGATCCGCTCAGGCAGGGCCGCGGTGAGGCACTGGAGGATCTCCTCACTGCGGTAGTCCTCACGGAGCCACGGCACCACCTTGGGGGCCAGGCGCTCGATCTCCTGGTCCGTGAGGCGCAGGCTCCGGTTCCCGCTCAGCCGCATCAGGATGCGGCGGGCCTCCTTGGCCATCTCGCGGTTGATCTTGCGGACGAGGTTCTTCTCCCCCTCCCCCTGCTTCTCGTCGCCCTCAGGAGCGAGCGGAGCCGCTTCCTGTCGCTGGACGGGGATGGAGGGGGTAGTGATGTCTTTCTTGCTCTTCGTCTTACTCCCTATGGGAGAGCCGCCGACGGGCTGACCAGTCGGGGAACCGACCGTCGGGAACGTGTCAGTCGGAGATTCAGGGGTGTCCGTGACAGAGGTGACGGTGACCCACTTGCCCGAGCTGGGATCCTGGAGTTTGGCGCGCTTGACGTAGCCAGCGGCTACCAGCTCGTTCATGGCCTTGGAGACAGTGCGCCGGCCATTGGAGACCTTGGCGCACACTGAATCGACCGTCGCACCAGCGCGGTCAGGGAGGGAAAGCAGGTACGTCAGCAGGCCCACGGCCTCAAGAGAGAGGCCCGCGTACCGGGCTGCCACGTTAGGTATCTGGACATAGCCAGAGGTCAACTTGCTACGATGAACGCGCATCGAAGATTGGTCCTTCGGTGTACTCGACCCCCAAGAGGTTGCCGCCTCGCGGGGGTCTAAATTTTTGGCCCCCCAGTTGAGTTCGGGGGGTTGAGTTCGGTGGAACCTAGCACGGCCCCTCAGGGGCCGGTCAAGTCTTGATCCACACGTCGTACCCGGAGCCGGGGACGAGTCGAGCGTCGCGGCGCTTCGCGCGTTGTTCGAAACCTCCAGACGCGCTCGGCCATGATCGATACCGTTAGCCCATGGATGTTGGGGAGGGCAGAACGGTCGGAGGCCGCCGCATGGCACGGCCTTCCCAGGAGCCTGACTCAGCTGCCAAGTACCTGCTGAACACCTTGGCCAACATCGCTGCATGGCGGGCATCGGAGGCTTCCCGGCGCCCGGCCAAGGACTGCGCGGCCGAGGTGGCGGTGCGCCTCACTCCCGCGGAGCTGGAGCACGTACTTCGGCTGCTGGCTGACGAGGCCGGCCCCCGGTCGGAGGCCATACTCCGGGCCGTGAGCAACGACGAGGAAGAGCGCCTGGGGGACGTTTCCACAGGTGAGTGGGTACCTCACAAGGCTAGTGATGTACTCTCTGAGCCACATTCGTCGCACCCGTCCTG